AATATGGCGGGCGCCGGGTGTCCATTCTGCAATCTGGCTGTAGGCTGCCAGAAAATCAGCGTAGGGTGTATCTGCGGTGGCATGTTCGCCCATTTGCACGATCACCAGATCGGGCTTAAGCCGCTGCGCTGCCCTGGCGATCTCTGTACTTGCGCTCTGCCAGCGATGCAGATCGGCGCCAATGATCGCTATCTCTGGTGCGGCGCCTTGGCGCTCTGTGAGCATCAATTGCACCCTGTGCGCATAATCCCGATCGGGCTGTGTCGCCGCCATGCCCCACAGTCCGCCCCAACCCAGATCGGGCGCCGGGCGGGAAATTGTCAGCGAATTACCAACAAACAAAATGCGCTGGGCAGTGTTCCCCCGTGGGAGAATGAGCAGAAAGAGAGCAATCCATAGGTTTCGCATGGCTGGATTTTACCATTACGAATTGTTGTCGTCATACCCAACCACCAGTGTATCTAGCGTCAGATCATTGTTGGAAGTCGCTTCGCCGGTAATCTCAAATGTAATAGCGCCGGAAAGTGTTTGATCTAGTCCAGTCTCAACGCCGGCCGCTGATCCCACATTGCTGATAATGCTTGTCGCATAACCCTTCTGTGTCGCCGCTCCTGTTCTGACAACTCGCCCACGGATAACCCATTTTTGATTATTGGCGCTGGTGGTATGCGTCAAGATTAGTCCTGTACCTGACGTGCCAAAACGCACCCGCAGTGTTTTTGTGTTCCCGTTTGCTGCGGTAGCTCCACAAGCCTCGAACCAAATTGATTGACCGTTGACCGCCAGCGTATTGGCCGGTACACTGAAGGATGACAGCACATCCTCACCTGTGCCAACGTTGCCGCCCACTGTCGGATCGACACTCAGCACCCCGCCCACATTGGCGAAGTCGCTTGACGTGCCCGCCTTTATGCTAAGTACACTGGTCGGGCTGGTAATGCCACCAATCCCAACCTGGCCGCCATCCTCAACAAACACGCCAACATTGCCGCCGTCATCCTCCAAGCTGAGCCCGCCGCTATCTCTGGCGCGCACAATGTCCGCAGCGAAAAACATTGTGTTGGCCAGCGTTACGCCGCCCGTCTCAATCAGCATCTTTGATGTGCCGAACGTGCGGAAGTCGAATAGGGGCCGAGTGGCGACCGCCGCCCCTGCCGCGGTGCGAGCGTCAAGGATCATCGCCGGCGTTGTGCCTGTATCGGTCGTAATCTTTACTAAATCAAACCTACTCGCACCCGTAGCTGATTGGAGCGTCTCAATACCTGGGTTAAACAGGTTGTCACCGGTAGTCGTGTTGACGATCTTCAGATAACCTGTAGCATCATCACTAACCGTAAACCGTGCCAACTCCTCAGCGCCAGCCGCCGCCGTCTTGTGAACATGAAACAATGCCGATGGATCATCGGTGCCGATGCCCACAAAGCCGGCTTCATCAATCCTCATGCGCTCGGTGGCGACGGTCAAAAATGCCATTTGGCTGCCGGCTTGTTGCGCGCCAACGCGCAATGTATTAGAAAGGCTGGCGGCGGTAGAGCCACGCATCTGGATATAGCCGTACAGGGTTGTGGATTCGTAGAATCCCACCTGCCCCACCTGGTTGGTTCCCGTCTGTGTGACCCGCTGCGTTGGGGCTGAAGCGGAGATTTCAAAGTCAACGGCTGGGCTGGCCGTGCCGATGCCAAATCGCTCGTTTACTTCGTCGTAGGTGGTCGTGCCGGCGTTGCCAAAAAATATGTTTCCTTTTGTGGCGTTGGACGTGCTTTTTAGGGTGAGATCGTTGCCGCTGGCTGTTCCGCCGATGAGTGTTTGTCCACCAGAGCGGCCCAGCAATAGCGCGTACTGTGCATGGTCATCATCCGCCAGCCCACCAATTGAGCCGTGGTCAATGCTTGCCTGTATGTCCGCCGCCAGTGTCGCCGCCGCTACATCCTCCGGATCGCCTGTGGTGCCAGCCGTGCGACCTTTGTACGTCTTGGTGGTCATGTTCGCCAACTTTGCGTTGGTGATCGCATCGTTGGCTATCCCGGCAGTGGCAACCGTACCAAAACTCAATGACGATCCACTCTCCCGCAAAACCGCATCACTGGTCGCCGTGGCGGTAATGTCCGCCGGCGATCCGCTGCTGTTGGGCGCACGCCCTATGATAGAGAGCGCCGCGCTATTGCGCAGCTTAGAATCAGTAACCGCGGCGGCCGCAATGCCGCCCGTGGCCACAGTGCCGAATCCAAGAGTTGATCCGCTCTCTCTGAGTACCGCATCGGTCGCTGGCGTCGTGGCAATGTCGGCAACGTCGCCTGTACTGGCAGCGGAGCGCCCCACAACAGACAATTGACCGCTTTGGCGAAATTTGGGATTGGTGACGGCGTGATCTGCGATGCCGTGTACATGATCCCGCCGGGCCGGATAGTCGGATGTACCATCGGTGGCCGCTGAGGTTACAACGTCGGCGGGGTTGCCTTCACCATCGTTGTACGCAATGGTGCCCACTTCGCCGCCCCAGAAGCGGAGATCCATGAAGATATCTTGAGCGGTGATTGCCGTCTGCCCGGCATACAGTCGGATTGCACACAGCGGATAATGGGTCGCCGCCAGTGTGGATACAACGCCTAGTACAGCGGTCGGCGTAAATGGATTGCCCGTGACTGGTGCAGCGCTCGAACTGCCATCTACCACAGCAAGAGTATTGTCGCCCCGATTGATACACAAGATGACGAAATGCTGCCCGGTGGCAGGCACATAGCTAGAAAGGCTGCTTGATACGGTTGTGGGAAAAACGCTTTCCACATTGCTGTATCTGTAGAAGCCTTGCTGAACCTGAACCGTCATGCCTGCTGGAGTTGCGGGGATGGCTTGCAGAGGTAGAAATGCCAAGCCGGTGATATAGAGCGGGTCTGCCGATAAGCGGTCGTGTATCCAAGCATGATTGGGCACATCCATCGGGCGGTCGCCCGTGAAGGTATCGGCCCGCTGCGCATCGGTGCGAAAGACTGTGGGTACGCCGTCCTGATTGCCGATGATGACCGGCAAATTGACTTGACGGGTAACGCTCGTACACCGTACAACAATCTCAGTCGCGCTACTGCCTTGCCCGATGCGCGCCCAACATTTATTTCCGGCCACAGTGCCAGATGGATCGGTAAAATCAAGCGTGCCATCAGCTTTGCCCAAAGTGCCCGGAACACCATCGCCCCGAACGACCGCTCTAATGACTTCTTTGCCCAACTTGATCAGCGAATCATCCATTGGCAACCCCCGCAAATAGTGGCGATTCGCTGTAGTCTTCCACACGCCCCGATAGTTGCTTGGGCAACCCTGCGGCGGCTCTGGCGGCGTCTGCGATGCGCTTGTGAGCGATGGTGAAGTAATGTGGGTCGATTTCACAGCCTATAAAATTGCATCCGGCTCGTAAGGCGACAACCCCAGTAGTGCCGCTGCCCATGAACGGGTCAAATATGGTATCTCCGCTGGCGATGTCGAGTAGTTCAAATATCCATTCAATTAAGGACTCTGGTTTTTGTGTTGGATGCTCTATTTTTCGGTCGTGTTCGGCGTGCCTACAGATGCCGCGCCACACCAGATGAAAAACCCGTGATGCTTTTCGTTTGGACATCCACACGAAATCGGCGTCTGCCTGGTCAAGCGCCTTATAGTTTCCTCTTTTGTCCCAACAGTGCAGGCTTCCACCTTTGGGTAATTTGTCGTAAAAATATTGCGCTCCCGTAAACGCAACCAGCGGGAACCGTAAAAATGGTTCAGGGTCGAACGGTGTATTGTCACCTTCGATGGCGACACTAAACCGCTTGCCGGTGGTGCTGATACTGTTTTTACTAATTGGCCCTGATTTATAGCTAATTCCATAAGGCGGGTCAGTGATCACAGCATCCACCTTGCCCAGCGTCGGCAACACGTTGAGACAATCACCACAATAGAGAGTGTATCCGTCGCCTTGTATCATGTCAGCTAGTCCAAAGTGGGACTATCGACCCACCCGATGTCGTGTCGAAATTAGCAGCCCCCACCGCTGTAAAAATATCGCCCTTTTTCGATGTAAAGCTTGTCCCGCCATTGGTGCTGACCAACACATCGTTCGTCACCACCACATAGAACTGTCCCGAATCATACGGAAAGCCGCTGCTCCCCATCATGGTCACACCCGTTCCGACTACTTGATAACCCGTGTATGTCCAGTTGGCCCCACCATCGCTGCTCACGTACAACTTTTGGCGGTCGTTGGCATCACCCAACGCTGACACTTGTTCGGCCCAACAGTAGAGCGATAGATGGTCAAGTGTGGAGGATTCTACCCCCGTGCGATGCGCCGTAACCCCTCTGGATGCAATCGGGCTGATGGTCATGAACGTCACGCCGCCATCTGTGGAGCGGTAGACCCGCCCAACCGGCGATGTGCTGCCATCGGTGGCAAATCCCACATAGACGATGCTACCGTCTTCGTTGCCTTCGTAGGGGCAATGCACCACGCGAGGTTCGGAGATGTTGTCGGGAAACGAGCCAACGATTGACCATGTATCGCCGCTATCGCTGGATTTGTAGAGCTTGTCACTCAACTTCGTGGCGATGTAGAAAACCAGTTCCCCGCCTATCAAATGGGGCACAACATCCACAGACCCGCCCGCCGTGCCATCAGGAGACGCCCCGCCATCCAAGACTTTGACAAAATCGAAAGTGGTGAATCGATCCGTGGTCCGGCACATCCACACTTCCGTACCAGATGCGGCAGGAAAAAACCAGGCAATGAAGCCCTCAATATTCGGCGTCCCAAGCAACTTATGGTCAAACAAGCGGTTGATCGTCGTGCCCGTGGCCCCGTTGACATCGGTGGCGTCATCAACCATCTTGGTCCACGTCGGCGTGGCCTGGTCAAGGTCGTCCGACATATACAGACCTTCGGAGGTGGCAAGGTAGCCGTAATGCTCAGGATCCCACGGGTCAAGAATGAAATCCTCAAAATCCTCTGAGCCGCCGATGGTCGGGTCGATTGCCGCCCATGTAGGTGATGCTACTGAGAAATCCCGCGTGCGATACAATCCATGCTCATCACGAACATACACAGTCCCAAAGCCCAAGCCTGTGGGCGTCGTGGGTGGCGGCGTCGGGTCGTAGATGTTGGGCGGTGGGTCGAATTCTGGCTCGGGCAACTGGTCGTCTGCCTGCTCCTCAGTCACCGCCGCCAACCCGCTCGTAACCTCACGTTCCCACTCAAGCTCCACGCTGCGTACAAGCCCCGTCCTGGCGTGTTCATAGCGAATATCGATAGAATGTACCAGGCCGCGCGCCGTCGTGAAACTGAGGCCACGCTGCGCAGCCAGGGCGCTTGATATGGTAAGGCGCACCCAAGTGAGGTTCGCCGGTTCAATGCCCTGGTCACTACCGGCGGCAAGTGTGATTGAGAAATGCGACTCGGGCGCATTGAGCCTGGCGTAGCGGTGTCCCTCTTGCGTATTCAACGCCGCCTGACTGACTGCCAACTGTTCGCCTTGTTCGGCTGCCGATTCGCCTTGCGCGGGCGCTTCGCCCGGACTGATGCTGAACACTGGCGTGATTGCCGTCAGACTGGCGAGAATGGCATTGGCGCGCAACCAGTGATAGCGACCAGGGCGTTGGTGGGTGTAGCGAATGTTGGTGAAGTCAGCGCCAGCAAGTGTGGCCTGTATGGTTGCCGTGCGGCTGCCAGTGTCGAGCAGCATCGGGTCGACTTTGGTAAAGATTTGCCCGAGTGTGTTACAGGTCAGGATGTAGTTGGGTACGATGGTTTTGGCTTCTCTGGAAATCTGCCCCCATAGGCTATCCGCATACAGGCTGCGCACGACGAAAGGATAGGTTGTGGTCGTGCCTGTCCAAGTCCAGTCGGCCAGCTCCAGAGCGGTTGAGTGCCAGTGAAAGAGGTAGTGTAAAAACTTATCTTTGTTCGGCGCAAGCATCTGTGACCATTTGGTGGCAGCGACAAGCACATTACCATCGTCATCCAGATTGGTGATCGTCTGCGATAGAGCAGGGAGTGTGGCGAGTTTGCCAGCCACGTCAAGCAGGTTGAGCGTGGTATCTTTCAACGTTCCGGTTCGCTGCGCTGCAATCTGGGCGGGGTCGGTGTGGTGCCAGCCGATAAATAGCATGTGCGTGCGGTCGCTGGCGCTGGCCGGCTCACCGTCGGCAATCATCGCCAAAGTGCCATCGGGATAGGTAGTCACCGGGATAGACGACAGCACCTTGACGCTGATCTCCTGCCCCGCCGGCGTGATGCGATGGCTCTCAATTTGCCAGTTGGGGATCGTGGTGTCGCTGGCACTGTTGCGGGCGTACACAGGGCAGCGGGCGATGTGCGTGGCCCCGTTCGAGTCGGTCACGGTGAGACTCACCCAGCGGAAGCCCGCCGGAAAGGTCGCCGTGATGGTACTGGATGCCGAGGTGCCTACGGTGATTGTGCCATCGGCCACAGCCCACAGGTAGGTAGAGATTGACGCACCAGGCGCCACCGCAAAGCTATTTGTCCCTACAAACTGAACCGTAATAATCCCGGCGCTGGTTGTGGCACACGTTCCCGGCCCACAGTTGGCGACGGGTGGAGGTAGGTCGGTCTGATCAACGAAGGCGATGTCCGAATCCTTAAACACCTCGCCATCGTCATCAAAAAACGGTATCTTTGCCCACACCCTGAAGTCATTCAGGACGGTGATATACATGTTGTCCGCAACGCTCAATTCACCGTCGTGTATACCCTGTGACGAACGCCCAACATAGAGGATTGTGGAAGTCGGTGTTTTGCGCACACGTTGCCGGCCCAAGTCGTCCAACCCTGCGGCGCTGCCAAGTAGCACAGTCTGGCCGACTTTGATGTCGGTGTAAGCGCCGGTTGTGACTGTATCGAAAGTGATAGAATCCAGAGGATAGGCGATGCCGCTCGGCATGTTGACGCGAGCGGCGAAGATTGCTGTAGGCTGAAGCAAAAATAATCTAAGCGCCATAATCAGGAGGCTGTAGACAGATCGCGCACAAGAATAGTAATGTTTCTCGGGAAGAACCGCTCCCAGGTAACTTCTTTAGCGGGCTGTGGACGTATCGCGACGCCATTCATGCGCACAAAAGCAAACTTTTCGTCGCGCACATACACAGTGACAGCGGCATACAACGCGCTGTTGATACCAAACAGAGTCAGCAATGCGCCGTAAGCGGTAGGATCTTCGCTGAAATCAAACTCCAGCTCCACGAAGCGACCTTCGTCAAGCACGGTCGAATCCGCCCCATAGCTTCGCCGGGTCGTCTGGATACCAGTGGAGCGGGGTTGTGGCGACAATGTAGTGAGCGACACCAGTGCCACATTTGAGCCGGTCGCAACTCTATAGCTTGTCAATTCATCATCCCCCGAAACAAGTCTTCCAACTCATCCCGCACAGCCCGCCCCAATGCCGCTTCGCTCTGGCCCGGCGCGCCATTGACGATAATACTGATGTCGCCCACGTTGCGATTGTTGACCATGTTGGCAGCTTGACGGCTATTTGCCACATACTCACCGGCATGTACTTGGGCCATTCCGCTTTCTCTCACCCAACCGCCGGTTGCATAGGTTGACGGGTCGGCCAGGTTCAACCGGCTAAATGATTCCTGCCGGGTCAGCGGGCCTTGCATTCCGTAGCGTTTTTCTAATTCTTTTTTGTAATCATCGTAGGACTGCAACATTGCCTTTTCGATGGCGTCTTGTACGAGCTTCCAGCCCTTAGATAGCACCACGCCAAGCTTGTCCATCTCTGTCAGATGCGCTTGTTCTGCGGCCGCCCGTTCGTCTGCCTCATGCCGGTTGATTTGCGCTATCCGTTCGCCCTGTTGCCGATCCATTTCGGCAAGCTGGTCGGCGTGGTCCTGCGCCATCCGCTCAAGACGAATCTGCCGATCCTCCTCCTCCTGCTGGCGACGCAAGGCAAAGTCCGCCTGCATATCCTTGAGGCGTTCGGCGTCGGCGTCTCGGTTGTCCTGTAGCTGGCGTTGGTGGGCTTTGGCTTCCTCAGCAAGCCGCTCCTCAAGCTGCTCCTGCAGCTTGCCTATTTGGTCGTCGTGGGCCTCTTTGGCATCGTCTGACTGGCGCTTAAAGTTGCGCTGCTCATTGGCGACAGCGACCGCATCCAGACGGGCGGCGGCGTCGAACAAGCGATCCTTGTGGTCACGTTCGGCACGTTCACGATTGCGCTGATAGTCTTCCTCAATGTCAGATAGTCGCTTGGCGCTGTCGGCTCGTAGTTCTGCGATACGTTCGGCATAGTCGGACTCGATACGGGCGTCACGTTTGGCGGCGTCCGCTTGCAGGTCGGCAACCTGGCGGTTGAACTCAGCCACAGCGCGACCGCGCTGGAGCAACCAGTCTTCTTCTTCTCTGGCTACCGACTTTTCAAACTCCCGAATTGTTTGGCTACGTTGGCTTTCATAGGAGCGGGTTGCATCAAGGCGCTGGGCTTGAGCGCTCTTTTCGATGTCGGCAATCTCACGCTGAAAATCGAGTGTTGCTTGGCGACGATCTGCCAACTGTTCGGCGCTGGGGCCGGCTGGGCCACGGTCGATACTTGAACGAATGCGAGGGCGGGCAATGTCGGCCACACCTGTCCCCATCTGCTCAGACAGGACACCCCGGCCCATAATGACATTGCCCAAATCTTGCGAGGCTTTGACGTAAGCGCCCCAATCCCCGCTTCCGATGGCGGCCATTATTCTGGCCATGCGCTCTAGCTTGTCGCTTACGAAGTCGAGCCCACCAGAAAATGCTTCCAGAATACCCACACTGCCCATAGCCAAGAGGAAATCGCCAAGCGCCTTTTTGGCATTGGTGGCGGATGTTTCAAGCTTATCGAACTTATCGGCCGCGTTGCCTGTGCCCTTCGCCTCCGCATCTAGTAGCGGCTTGGCCGCGCTCATCACCTGATTCATTAACAGGTGCATTTTCTCAGCATTGCTTAGACGATCGGCGGTTGTGCCGATGGAGCGCGCGTAATCCTCAAATATCTTTTCGCCTTCGTTGGCGATGCCTAGATTGTCGAGGATGCGAGGAGAGAGACGACCTAGACCGATGACCAAATCGTTAAACGACTTGCCAACGTCCTGGCCCATCGCCTGGCCTAGTACGCGCGAGGCGTTGAGGAGATCGGTCATCTCCCGGTTGGTCTGGGCGACACCCAGCAACATGGCTTGGTTGGCGGATGTCACAAGCTCAATATCGCTCACCATGCCGCGGCTGGCCTTGCGCATGGCCCCAAGCATGGAATCGCCGGACTCACCCACACCACCAGCAAGAGTATCAAACGCCTTGCGGGTGCGCTGGGCAACCGCCGCTGTTTTTTCTAAATCATAGGCGATTTGAGCGGCTTTGATTAGGGCATAAGCCAGCGCCACACCCTTAGCGCTATTGGCGAGGCTGTCAAAACCGCCGCTGGCTTTTTTCGCCCCAGCGTCAATCTGACCCAAGTTGCGGGCTACAGATTGCCCCACCTGCGCAGACATGGCTTGCACCCGCGACAAATCACGGGTGTCAATTTGGATGGAACCACGGGCCACACCTAAACCGCTGCCTTGTCCCATGTTACGCCTTTATCACCTTCACGCCATGATGCCCACGCCGCGCCCAATTGAGGAAACCCTGCGCATTTTCCCGCTCTTTCTCTTTCTGCGTCTTGGGCGCCGGCAACCTAAACGCCGGGTCAAGTAGCTGCTCCATGTGGTATTTGCGCTCCGTGTGTGGCTCTTTTTTGGTGCCGGCTTGGATCGTTTCTTGCGCCGCATTCTCAATGACGCTGCCGACTAGGGACACGGCATTGTCGAATTGAAGCGCCGCCCACGGGTCATCAATGCCCACAAGACTACTGCTGCGCTGGCATGTCGTTTTCGTCGTCAAGTACAACTGCCACATCTGGCGTTTGTTCAGCACGAAAGCGATGCAGCCACCCGGCGGGCTGTGTCACTAGCTGGTAGATCGTGAATTTGTCAACGAAGTCGAGATCGTCACTGCCAATTTCGTCATCTGCCGTCGGGTCATCCACGATACGAGGTTCAGCCATGCCGGCGGCGCAAACGATGTTGATTAGCTCTACCCGTTCCCTAATGGCCTGTGTGCGCTCCAATATCTCTTTGGCTTCGTCGCTCGTGTAGATGCGAGGCTCCCACAGCACACTAGCCGCCATCGGTGTGAGCGTATCGGGGATTTTGCCGCTCATCATCAGCACGTCGAGCGCCACAGGTCGCAGCCTGACCCATATTTCGGCTGAGGGAAGTTTGTACATAAACCCTTCCTCCCTCAACCGCCGCCAATCTTTGCCGGTTACAGGTTTGTTGCCGTTTAGTTGCGTCACAGAATGCCCCCAGAATGCGTAGGAAAGCCCACAAGCGATTTGCCGCGCTAAACGATATTGGCGGGCGGCATAACGGTCAATGCGCCTGCGGTCTGGCGTTCGATGATTGAGCAAATGCCGTAGGTTGCGTCGTCAACCGCTTGCGCTGTAACCTCTGGAATGGCGAAGGTGCCATATTCGAGGGTCGCAAGGTTGACATCACTCATAATGCGGACCTTCGGGAAAAACACAAGGAAATCCCCGATCCCTTCCTCAGCCAACGCCTTGCCGATGATGCCAAAGTAAGGCATGTTGTCGCCGCCAACGATCTTCAGTTGCTTGACGATGTTGGGGCTTGCCACGCTACTGGTTGCGGTGTTGCCGAGCAACACTTCCAGCGCCGCCAGGGAGACACCGCCAAACCGGATGCGCACTTCGCCGCCGATGGCACGAGACGCAATAGCGGTGATAGTATCGTCGCCGTTCAACACGGCGCTTACCATCTGTAGGTTGGCGCCCATCATTTGGACGGACATCACGTCAACCACAGAGCCGTAACTGTTGGTTGCGTTCCACGTTGCGATCTTCACATCGGCAAGCCCAAACTGCGGGGCGCCGTAGGTATCAAAAGCCATTTCTCACTCTCCTATACCGAGCGTTTGGCCCGGACTGAAAATTCCATCCTCTCCACATTCGCATCAAGGTCTGTGTCGCGAATGGGAAAACGTACATTCTGTTGCCAGTAACACATGAAAGCACCGCCGAATTGCTTGGCGTGCAACAGAGCAAATATCCGGCTTTCCATCGTCTCTATCGTTGTGAATCCTGAGTCCTGATACAGCCAGATCTCTAGGGCTTCGCGATAGCTCACCAGTTGGCTGGCGTCATCAGCCAAGATGTAATCGGCAACCGGCGCTCTTGTTTTCACTAAGACACAGGGTTTGATAATTCCCGCGCTAGTGAAGGCTGAAGGGTTAGCTGTGCGGTTGATACCGAGTCGGCCGCTTTCATCCCAATCCCAGATCCCGCCCGTGGCGGCAGCGAGTAGGGTAGCGTCTGCCTCAAGTAGTGCTTTGGCTGCGGATAAGATACTCATAATGCACCGCCCAGACCGGCAAAGTACGATTGTATCTTCACAGCAATGTCTTTGCCTTTGCGCTTACCGAACTTCCAGACAAGCCACTCTTGCGCATTGCGATTGTTCTTGCTGTTATTGCATCCCCCTTCGCCATGACAAAGCGGAACAATGTTGCCCGGTATGGTGCCAGGGCAATCGGGTGACGATAGCGGAATCCAATGATCCATTGCCAGGGTGTGAAACAGGCCAGGCGGGCGACCACAGACAGCGCAGCATCCACCGAAGTGAGAAAGAGCACGCTGCCAGTCCTGAGCGGTAAAGGCAGAAGGCAAACCAAGCTTGCGCGTCTCGCGAGCTTGCTGATGAATAATGCGCTTGGGTCTGCGCTTCTCATTCAATCGTTCCCGATTTGCCATCTCCCATTTGCGTTGCTTCTCTTTTATCTTGTCGGCATTACGCTGTGCATATAGCTTGTCCTGCTCGCGCTTGTACTCTCGGTTCTTCTCGCGCCAAGCCTTGCTTGTGGCAAGATTCTGCTCCCGGTTCGCCCAATACTGATCCTTCTTTTGGGCAAGGTCTTTCTCCCGGTTTCTCTCACGCCACTCCTTGTGATATGCGTTCCTGTCTTCTGCATACTGAGGATAAGCCTCTTTGCGGCGTTCGCTAATGTCATCAGCATTTGCCGCCCACCAAGCGCGGTTATTCGCCCGCTTGCAAGTCTTACACTTAGTATGCAAGCCGTCCTTTGTGCTCTTGGTGCGAGTGAAATATTCAGTTGTGGCAGGATAGGAGTTACCGCATTGCGTACAGCGTTTTTCTGAGGTATGATCAGACACGGCGATAGCCCTCCATTGGCTGTTGCCCAAGTCCCAGGATGTGCATAGCATCGCTGGGACATCTCTATTGAAGGTCTTAATTATACCACAAAAAGTCATCATTTGTTAACTCAGCATCCTTACAACCGCTTGCCAAACTCTCGGCCCCCAGTAGTCAAGCGCAGGAGAAATCACGCTGTATCTACCTCCCCATCTGATCTCTAACCACAAACCATAGTTCAAGCCATGCGCCAGAATGATCTCTGTCATCTGTCCAACTACATGGTTCACCTCAGTATGAAGGGCTTGTCTCAGGTTCCCTGTCCTATCCTGCCAGGGAGCGTTGTCTTTGAGCCAAGTTTCGATTTGCGGCGAAAACGCTTGCGCAATACCCACAACCCCTGCCTCGATGCGTTGGCGATAGTTTGCCGCCAGTTCGGGCCATGCTTTGTCAGGCGAGACGATCCAGCGGAAGCCGGGCATATCAACCAGACACCTTTGCATAGGCTTGAAGCGAATCAAGCGCATTGGGTACGAGTGCAATCACCTCGTACTTGACCCCATTCAGCGCAAATCGATCTCCCGGCTTCAGATCTGTGTCTGTGATGGTTGGATGGCCCCGATAGCCGAGTATGAGCGCATCCGCTTGATGCACCTGGCCGGCGCTGGTCGTAATCTGCTGGCTGCCACTAAGCGAGTCGACGCGAACCGTCTGGGCGGATAGCGTAGATCCGCCGCGCGTGACCGTGATTGATTGCGACTTGTCAGCGATCAGAATGGCAGTGTCCACAGCCATATCGTGGTCGTCTAGCCATGTGGATAGTGGCGAAGTAGAGCCACTCCACGAATCTATGCGGCTTGTCATGACGGCCAGTTCCAATGCCGCATCCGTTGCAGCGGTACATCAGGCTGATCTTTCCACCTGGGCGGTATCTCATTGAGCCCGACTATCGCCACTTGGTTGGCGTTCGTTCTGGATTCTGCTTTCCAGAACTCAACCATCTTTTGCAGATGGTCGAACACCGCTTCCCGCTCGATGCGGGTCTGTCCTACGGTGTAGTTGAAAAACTTCGCCGCATCACCTAGAAGTTGACGGTAGGCCAGGTAGACGGCGCCGTTATAGTCGCTATCCGTGCGTGCGAATAGCCGGTTCAGTTCGGCGTCAGTGAAGACGGCTTGATCGTTCGTGATCCCCAAGTCACCTTGTAAGTCGGCCAGTTGTTCAGCGGTAAGCGCCATCATCCACACTCCTTGATGAGATTGAGCAGCCGACCCGCGGCGTGGTCCCACGTCTGCCAGGCTCGCAACCATGCGGCGGCATTAGCACCGTACTCTCTCGCCTCGGCTGGATTCTCATAGCACCATCGCATCGTCTTGGCCAGCGCCCCTACATCTGCCTTCATCCAGTCGCCTTTGATGTTTTCAAAGATCGTTGGGATGCGCTCAAGCGTGCCAAGCGGCAACACTTGCGCCCATTCGGTGGTGTGTCCGTCGTCCATACCGCTCCACTGTTGCACAATAACCGGCAACCCCATCATTGCCGCCTCGCGCGGCGGCATTCCCCAGCCTTCAAACCGACTTGGGAAACAGAAACAGTCACAAGCGGCGTACACTTCCCGCATGGTTGCTACATCTTCAGTCCAGATGCGCACCCGTGGATCTGGATTCTCCGCTCTGGCGATTAGGTCGGTTACATCGTTCGAGTTGGGCCGCACCTTAATCAGCAGCCGCACGTCCGGGGTGTCCTGTGGGCGTCCAAACGCCTGGTAGAACGCCTGCCACACTTCCGCCCAGCCTTTACGGGCTCCCCTGTCAGCCAGCGCCAGGAATGCGTAGGGTCGTGGCGGGTAGTGAGTATCGAGTATTGACTTGGCGATAACCGGGAATTCGTCAGGGTCGGTGCCACCGTGGATGACATGGATAGGCGCTTTGACGCCACCCTTGCGGAACGTCTCGGCGTTGGCCTCACAGGGCACTATCACCCGTTCTGGATTACGCCGGTTGATGATGTCGACCCAGCCGTCAGGCATCTCGCTGCCCTCTGTCATCGTGAGCAACCAGTGGCGGCCGGGAATGCCAGGCAGATACAAAGCAGGCAGGCAAGCGATTGTCAGGCGTGACCAATCTATCCCTAGCTGCTGCTGCATCCAACCCGGCATTTCAGTATGACCCACGAGCAAGGGCGAAACTTCCACCCCTGCCCGCTGCAATGCCCGCATGATATGCGCTGCATAGCGGCCATAGCCGTCATAGGTTCGCCAGGCGTACCCTAGAAGATTCAGGCGCATAGTTCAGCCCTAGCTAATTGTCGGATCAGCGTAACTTCCGCCCGCGACCAAATAGCCCACTGCGCCATTGGTGCGATCCTTGCCCACGCCAACGCCGAACAGGAAATCAACGTCAAGTTGCTTGATGGGGAAATCATCATCCGGTGTCGTTTCGGGCACCACAGCCACACCAAAGCCGCGCATCGGATGGACGCGCACGGCCAGGGCGTTGCGAGCGTCAAGCTGGCCGTAGCTTTTAGTCATGCCAACGTAGCCGGTTGGCACACGACTGGTTGCATACAAATCGATCCATCCCAGAGTGGATTGGTAGGCGCCGATGCGGCTGATCGTCTGCTCACCAGTGGCGAAGAATTGCGCCCCGGATGTCACGCCGGCCCGGTCAACCTGCACCCGGCCATCGACCATGATCACCTTATTGGTCAGGGCGCCAAACAGCGCAATGTCGGCTCGGCTTACGATGGCGCTATAGGGCGCCATGTGCCCGTGTTCTGCCAGCGTTGCAGCAAGCCCTTCCAGCACATCGGCCATCGTCTTGGGTGTTGATGCGTTGTAGCCGATGAAATGGTCATGGCTGGTTGCAAACGTTGTGCCGTCGTAGGATGGTGGAGCAAAGTCCACGGCGCCGCCCGTGCCATGCACAAAGGGCACGCTGTAGCCGGCTGCACCAATCGCCTCTTCGTCACTATCAAAGAAACGGCCCAGCAACTTCTGCTCAAAGCGCCAGATAGCGCGTAATGCGATTGTGGTAATGCTTGCCTCCACAACCGGGCCGCGGGCGTCCATCCAGTAGTATTTACTACCACCGATGGCGTTGCCGTAGATGCGCTTTGGCAGCATGTGGCCGATGGTCGTACCATGCACCAGAACAGGCGTATCCACGTCGGTGAGCTCATCCATTGGGGTGACAGCGCCGCCTTGAGGATACTCTAGAGAGATTTCCTCAGTGACCGACATCAGCCAGCCCCATTTGGCGATCAAATCCTCATTGACAGCACCCAACGCCAAAGCGACATTGTTGACAAGCTGGCCGTAGGTGTAGCCGTCCCGCATCGCCCATTCGGCCAGACGAGTACCGTCAAGCCCAACCGGCAAGGCTTTATTTTGTAGGGTCAATGGACCCAGAACTTCTGCCATGATTGTGTATCTCCTCTATCCGTTTGCAGTCACAAAACCCAGACTACAGGTTAAGCGCAGCTCGGATCGTTCTGCTGAATGCTCACGAATAGCGCCACTTCGCCGGTAGGCATAGCCATCCCGAACCCAATAATGCGGTCGAAAGTACCCACGGTTGTCCCAATACGCCCAGCGGTGTCCGAAAGGTAATAGTTTGCGCCGGCGGTAAGGCTGGTGTAGCCCGTCACTGGCCCGAACACGCAGACGCTTACCGGGTCGCCGCTGGCGATGGTCGTCTCGCCGTCGAACGATTCCACGGCGATCCCCTGTGCCCGGGCAGGAGCACCGCCGGCAACGTCACCGTCCGCCCGCTCCCAATCACCGTCGCTGGCTTGATAGACAAGGTGCCCGGTTGTGATAGTTCCGCCCGCCCGGCCTGGAACGACAACGGCGCCCTGCGCCGGATGCGCCCGGATGTTGGCGGCGGTCAATGCGATGTCAGACATAATATTTCTCCTGTAACCTGTAGTTGCCTACAAGCGATAATCTGCCTAGATACCCAAGCGAGCGCGAGCGGCTTGGCGAGCTTCCGGGGTGTCAACCAACACCGGGCGGCCATTCGTAACGGTGCGCTGGGGAATGATGGCGGGCGGGCCAGCGAGGCTATTGCGGAGGGTTTCGGCCAGGGGTTTGAGGTCTTCCCAAACCTTGCCCGCGATCTCAGCAATGCGCTCCACGGGGCGCTCCGTGCCAAATTCGGAAATGATGTGACTACGCAAGGTGCGCTTGAAAGCATCCACAGCCTTTTGCGCATCCTCGCCCTTGACTTGCCAGTTGATAAGCTTGCTCACCTCAACGTCAAGTGCGCTCTCGAACTCACGCACTTGCATTTCTGAGAGACGAGTGGTCAACGTCTGGTTGAGCGTCCGCATGTCGGCTAGTTCCTGCACGATGGCGGGATCGCTGGCCGGCTGCGCCTCTCTGATGATTTGTTCGCGCACTTGGGCGGGAACGTCGCCAGCGGTAAGGCCGGCGATTACTTCTTCTCTTGTTGGCATGTTTAGATCCTCTGAGGGCTGGTCGCCCTGCTCAAATTCTGCTGTCACAAAGGGGGTTGCACCGGCTCCCAGCGCTGCCCGTTCAGGTGGAGCAAAGTCAAGACTCTCAAGGTTGAAATCTTTCAGGCGTCGCACGCCCTCTCTTACACCCTCAAAGCTGCCTTTGCCGTAGATGCTGGTTGCAATCTGTCCACCTAATGCTTTGAGCCGGCGCATGTGGTCGCGGGCCGCGCCCGGCGGAATATATGCCTTTGCCCAAAGTGCCTTACCTACCCGCTGCGCACCTACCCACATGCCTTCCGGTATGGGGAAAGCGGTATCTCTCTGGTCGTCTCTCAGATGACCAAAGATGCCGCCGGGCCGCTTGCGATTGATCTGCTCCTCAATACTGTTGACAAGGTTGTCATCATAGAGGAGTCCATTCTTGGAGATGGCGCCCACCTCCGGTATTACTGGAAGGGTCACAAAAAAGGGTGCAGCGTCGGTTTCCTTGAGTGCATCCATGTTGACGCCTGCCGCTATGGGAACGTCAGGGAAATCTCCTCGAAATTCCCCAACGAAATACTCTCTGATTTGGTCAGTTGACATACTCAGCTCCTATGAATGCCGCAAACGCTCTTGCGTATTCGTCGCTCACTTCCAGATTAAACCTGCGGAGAATTCCCCGCTTGATGATTTCAGCCTCAACCTCTATTGCGCTTGGCATCGGCGGCGCTTCCACATCCCCGTCACCCCACGTCCAGCCCTCGCGCTCCCGCCTATCGCCTATCTGCCGGGCAGGAACACCGGCCACGATAGCGTAGGGTGGGACATCGTGAATAACCACAGCGCCGGCACCGATGACGGCATAGCGCCCGATGGTCACACCGGGGAGGATGGTTGCGCCGGCACCAACGAAAGCAAAGTCGTCTATCCTCACTTGCGTGCGCTTGATGCTCTGCATCTCCGTAGGCGCCGCCGATGACATAGAGCGCCCATCAGGTGTATTTGTGCCGCTCAAGATGCGAGCGCCCGAAGCGATGGCCACATTCTCACCAACCCACAACAGGCCGCCCCCAATATTCAAGTGAGCAAACGAACTTACGTGCGTCCCGGCTCGAATGGATACACCTAGCCCGCCCTCAATTTTCACGAACGAATCAACGCGTGCGTCTTCGTCAATGCCTACCATTTCAGGCTTTAGGATTAGAACCGGCTCATAAATCATGGGTGAAATATCTCCAGGGCTGAATCAATCCACACTGAGCCGCCTAGTTCGTATATCTGCCGACACACGCCGCGCACCACATCCTCAGCCGGCCACATCAGGCGGCGGGCAATGTCGCCCTGTATCGCCATGCAACTGCCGGCGGCGTCTATTCGCACCGGCTCACTAACTGGCCAGGGCTGGAAGTAGGGCGGGCGATGGTTGAACGGCAAGCCATCTTTGCGCATTCCCCAGCAATCATAGTAGGCGTCACTTGGGTAGCCTTCACGTTGCAACATGACCATTGGTGCCATTGCCGGGTATTCTCTCGTGTGGTCAATCAGCCGCATCATGGTATTTGGATGCCAAATCAAATCACTCTCCACAAACAGCACCGCGTCCGCATCCTCTGGTATCTGTGCCCAAATGCGATTCCACACCCCTGCCAACATTGCGAAGCGTTCCAGGTTGACCACGCTCCCAAAATTCGGTTGGCCATGGTCGTAGTGAATCAGCGTCGAGTCAAAGTCAGTCAGCCACCCCGGCAACATTGAACGGGTAGCGTCTGTGTGGTCGCCTTCGCACAAGATGAGATGCAGACTATCACCACGCTTGACCAACTCACGCCGCAACGCCGCCATTTGGACGAAATAGCGCGTCAGGTAGCTGGTTGAATTGCGGAAGGCTGAACAGGCGCACACATTCATGCCGCCAGCTCCATCGGCTGCTCTTGCTGTCGCTCTCTGCGGTCACTCAGGAGCATCATTACAAACTGTTGAGTGAGTAGCGGGCCCACCAGATCCACAAGCTCGCGGCGGGCGGCCCGAATGTCATCCCGTAGCCGGTCAAGCTCTTTTTGTGGGTCGGAGATCATCACATACTGATATGAGCATAGGCAGTGTGGATGCAAAGGCACTTGGTACTGTAGCGGTATTGCATCCTTTGGCCACGGCCCCGCGGCGGCCGCTTCGTCGCAAATGTCGGGGTGTGGATGGCTACCACTCAGCCGCACTGCTATCCCCTCCACAAATGGATTCATAGCGGCGCTTACTTCGGCGGCTCGTGCGTGTGCTCGTGTAATTTCAGTGCGTGCTATCCTCATGGCGTCGGCGCTTGCGTCTGTGCCGTAGGGCGCTCGTGTACGCACCAGTGAGCGGCCCGGCACAAGGAATTGCTCTAGCTCTCTAGCAATCGACGCAGCTCCACGCCCGTCCCGTATCACCTCATCCAAAAACAAATTAAGCCGGTTGCGCGTCGTGCTGCTTGTGTTCCAAATGCGGTCACTCAACCGATAGCCGTTCGGGTCTACCCACAAGTGCGGCGGGTCATATCTGGCGAGCGGGTTGGGCCGGAACTGTTCACGCACCATTGCCCCGGCCCGAGCAAACGGATTGCCATGCGCAGACCGAAACACTACCAGCAATTCAGGCGGCAACCGGCGCTGCATAATGGCGGCGTGCTGTTCGACAGGAAGACGTGTAGCGGCCTGTATGGACGCCCACAGCGCCCGCATATAAGGCGATAGCGGGAAGACTGAACCATCAGGCAGGATTGCGAACGGGTTGCGAATGCCGGCGCTGTCACGGCCCAGAAAGAATCGAGCAATGTGGTCGCCTATCGCCTGCTGAATCTCAAATGTCGCTTGACGTGGCACGTTGCCGGATGTGTCCGCCCGCCGATTGACCTCAGCCGCGCAAGACGCAGCCAGAGCGGAGAATAGCTCCGTCATGGTGCGTTCGTTTTGGCGAAGCGTTGAGATGAATCGAGAGCGGTAAGAGGTAGCCATTATGCGTAGTGTCGAACCTTTTGCTTCATCTTGGCCGGCTTGCGGGCTGTCGTGTGCATCCCTGTTGCGATTGCCTCATCTGGCGGCGTCGAAATATCGGGTGCTAGCGGCCGTCTCTGCATCAAATCGACCAACTGGCGCACGTTGCTATTGATTTCTCGCAACTCAGCGATGATTGCTAAGTACATGCCCTCATTCATCGTCTTTACCCTCCATCGCCTTCGTACCGTAGTATCCAATCCCCACGAGCCAGAGCCCCGCCCACAAGAGCGCGATAGGAGCAGAAATCAGCCACAAGCCCACACCGGCGACCACCAAGCCAGCAATAATCATCAGCGCAAACAGGGTCGCCTTGCTCACTCGTAACTCCCTCCCGCATCCTGTGCCAACCGGCTATTAAACGCCATCGTTTCGTTTTCTTCCATCATCTGTTTGCGTTTCTCATCACCCTCAGCTTTGGCTTCCGCTGCCTCTTCCGCCGGGTCGTCAACCAATTCGAGCAATTCCAGCGCCGTCTTGTCGGTCAGCAGGTTGTTCGTCTTGGCGAAGTCGATGAACTTCAGCAAAATGTCCTTGTCTTCCTCAATCAGTGCCGGCCACTGGATTTCAAGCCTATCGACCACGATCTGCGGATCTGTGAGCGCCACAGTTGCCAACCAGATGCCGCACAGTTCGAGCAACCAGGCCTCGTCATGCCGGCGCATCGCCTTGATGTCGAGCGTCCATTGGGTCATCTGCACTTCAGCGGTGGCATGGGAACCAGATAATTCGTTGCCCCAGATAAATTCGGGGATGCCGGTGTGGTCGAGGAGCAGCAGAAAGAGCGTCTTAAGCGCTTGCTGAGTGTCCGCCGTGAACCCCGTGGGCGGTGCAACGAATTTAGCATCTCCACCCTTGCCCACAAGCAATACCGCATTGGTGTCAATGTTTAGCTGCGCTCGTGTGGCGGTGTTCCCGTCCTTGTCTGTGTAGGTGTCCTCGATGGCAGGTTGGTTGGCGTTCTTGACGGCAGTAATGTCCTCCATGCCCACGAAGGCAAGGAGTGGATTACCAAGCAATTTAGCGCCGTCGAGTTGTTTGTAAATGAGATCGTCATACTGGTCGTATAACGGTCGCAACTCCTCGTGTATCGGGTGTCCATAGCATTCGTTACCTGACCGACCATGGGCAATATGCACCACCGGGATACGGTCGATTAGGTTCTGGAAGGTCTGTACACTGACAATGCGGTCGCCTTGCTTGACTGTCACCGTTCGACCATCTAGCCGGTATTCATCGGTTATGGTGTATTTGTCCAGGCGAGTTGTGATTGTGTACGCCTCCACAGTCCTATAGTCCAACTCATTACGTCTTACCGTGACCGTCTCGGGCGATGGCACAGACAGGCTATTGTCGATGTTGACCACGGCGTATTGATCGCCAAGCCCCAACGCATCCTTTTTCACGTCCAACAGAGTGGTATAGTTGGCGTTGATGAAATCAGCTAACCGGCCATCGGTATAGTTGCGGATGTCGTTTTCGTCGTCTGGATCGCCGCTCTCTGCCAGTGTAACCGCCAAATCCTGGCCGATAACCCATGATGCGAAGATGCGTTCGATGCGCTTGGCAAACAGACCGCCCAGACTATAGCCTTTTGCCTTGCCACGCCTGAGCATATCCCAAAACTGATAGTTCGGGATCGTCTCATCATACGACTTGACATAGCTACGGCTGCGAAACAGGGTGAATTGCGCATCGCCCACCACATAGCGGCCAATCAGCTCACGCACCACACCGGGGCGGGCCAGCGACTTGATGCGCTCCACAATGTTATAGCCGGCCATGTCGCCCCCTGTGTGCCGGTTCCGCTACACGGTCACGAGTACCAAACAGGTGCGCAACCTGGGGCATGATTTGCAGCGTAGCCGGCTGCTCTGCCTGCCAGCGCATAAGCGCCCGCGCAATCACCGTATCATCGTTCATGCCTTCGGGTGCTCCATACTGGCTTCGGCCTGTGGTAGGCGATACTTTGCGCTCAAACGCTTCTAGTTCACCGGTCCATACTGGATCGGCTTGAAATTGCCACTCGGCTCTCTCAAAAGAAAGAGCGAGGTTTTCAATCAATGGCGGCTTGCTGGTCGCTGTGGTCTGGAAGGCAATCACCGGGAAGCCGTCGCGCTGTAGCATCTCCATATTGGGCTCACCGATGCTATTGCTCTCGGCTAGGATCTTCGATACCTTCCACTTGCGATACAGTTCCTTGAGCCGGTCGCGCTGAAACACATAATCGATTTTGTTGAACCTATCCCGATCAACCTCACATTTGCAGGTTGCGCAGCCGATGGAGGTACAGGTAAAATCTTTTTGTTTGGCCCAATCCAGGCCGGCAATAATCACATGTCCGCTATGTTTCTCTAGCGTGGTCTGCGGCGCATGTAGGCAGGCGGCAAGGTTCCTAAATACCGATCCTTCGCCTTCGATAAATTCGGCTAAAATCTCCTGCCTGAATGTGCGCTCCGGCATGGTTTGCCAGAGGTTGACAATTTCCTCCCACGGGATATTTGGATTCTCCATCGGGTGAGGCTTGCGCACAAGCCGGCCGTCAACAATCTCCGCGCCCACCGTCGGGACTTGCCACGCACGAGCATCGGTGCTGTCTGGCGCCGTCATGCTTTCGCGATAAAACCAGTTGCGCCCTTTCGGTGTACCGATGGCCCACAACCACCCCCCGGTATCAATGAGCATTGGGCGAAGAACCTCATACCAGGCCGCAGCGCGCACATCGGCGCTTTCGTCAATCACAACCCCGTCAGCCGTCTCACCGCGAGCATTGTCAGCGTCATCCAGGCTGCGATAGACAATTGCCCCACCAGAGGGGAAAACAACCTCCATGCGCCCGATGTTGAACTCTGCCAACCCAGCGGCCGCCTGGTGCGTCTCATTAAACCCGATTCGCACCTGCTGATAGGTGGGAGCACCCCAGATGATACGCCGGCCCTTCGCCGCACTTTCCACAGCAATGGACATGACAAGTGTAGTTTTGCGCCAGCGTCGGCCCGCGGCCAGCCAGTTAAATCGCCGGGTCTGTTGCCTGACGATCTGCTGTCCTACGTGCGGGTAGGGTAGTTTAATCTTCGGTGTCCGGTGGACTGCGCCAATCATTGACATACTCGATTTGCAAAGGTGCCCCATTAGGCCCGCTCAATTGATGCTCACTCGGTGGCGGACCGTCAACCTGCTTGTAAAGAAACTGCACGAGCCCGATCCAATCATCAGTAGCGAGTAAAAGAGTTACTGTTTCTTCGCCATCCTCGAGAGTGACTTTGCCGGTTGTAATGGCAGTCCAAAGCGCATCGGCCACGAAACGTTTGCGCGTTACTGGCTTACCATCCCGCTCTATCGTCTTTGCCCCGGCTGCCTCCAAAAGAGCGGTCAACGCTCGATTCTTCGGTGGCCGGCCGTTGGGGTTGTTGGTCTGTCCTTTCTTGCCCGGCATGTGATCACGCTTGTTTTACAGAAACCTAGAACAACCCCGCCCTTCTCAAAATCCAGAGGAGCACCAGAAGCGCCGCCACCAGTAGTACGATGTTATTCAATGGCGGCGGAATTTTGAGCCAGATCATCACGTACCAGATGATGGCCAGGACGACGATGGCGACAATGAAATAAATGAGCAAAGTAAGCGGATCCATGGCTTAGTTATCCCTCAAGAAATAACCGTGTACTTTCGGTTGTCCGCTGGCGCGCTACCTGACCCATGAAATATCTCGTCAAAGGTATCGCCCCAGCCGCCCCACGAGTCCTCATCAAGCTTCAACGTCTTTTCAGCTTCAGCCCATAGACGCTGCATCTCCGCGATCTTCGCTTCGTAATTTTCGACCAGATTTACACGCACCGTTCCCGCTGCGACCGCTTCCCTCAGCCCTTGCGCCATCGCGGGCGACAAGTCGAACGTGAGGTTGAGCGAAACCGTAACCGGCTGCGTAGGCGGGGCAGGGCTGGGGTTTTCCGGCTCCGGTGGTGTGGTTGGGTCAGTTGGCGGAAAAGACGGCCCTGGCGGGCTTGTAGGCGGTTCTACAGGCTTGTACTCTGGTTGGATACCCACAACCGGCTCAGGCGAACGCCAGTAGATGGGGTCGCCATCCTGCCATTTAGTCCGGCTGTCAAGTCCCAAAGCGTTAGCACCATAATCGACACCCAAAACCTTGTAGGGCTGACCGCCTAGATAAATTACATCCAGCGGTAGATCGGACTGGCCAAACCAATCAGTAAAATAGCTGGCGTCTTTTACTCTCAGCTCTGAAGTGTCGCGTTGACCTTCGCAATAGGTCAATTCCACACCAGCCCCCGGCTCAGTTGGGTTGTTCCTACTGATGCTGGTGTCAGTCAGCTCCAAATTAGTCTTCAGATGCCCACTCACCAGATTATTGACAAGCGCAGCGCCTTTGAGATCCCCACGCTGACTAATGCCTGTACCCTGCCAGGTGTCCCACGGCGACCAGTTGTTATTCTGCACCGTGTTGTTGTAGACCTTCCAACCAGCGAACAACCAGAAGCCAGAGCAGCAATCCTGACAATCGTTGTTGCGGATGATGCCCGGGCCTGTGGAGGTGTGAGCGCCACGGATGATCGTGCCATTGCTGCGATGATTCCAGTCAGGCGCGCCATTTGATGAGCCGGCGATACGGCGGAACTTGTTGCCGTCGATGACGAACAGCCCTGCACCCTTCAAGTCAATGGCGTTCTCATTGCAATCGTGGATGTAGTTTTGATAGATGATTGTGCCGAGGTTGGATACATCAGCTTCGAGCGCATCGCCGGTCAAGTCGAAGTTCGGCATAAACTGAATGCCGTCTTCGCGGTATGAGCCAGAAAGCTTATTCCATGCGATGAGCAGGCCGCGAACCACCCCATAACTGGTGCCGATAGCGATGCACGAATCGATTGTCGGATCGATCTCGTTGTAGGTGATGGTGCCGCCGGTCGATTCTTTACCCTTAACATGAATTCCCTTCGCCATACCCCCCAGCCCGCAACCGGTGATGGTCACGTCGGGCGCCTCTACCACAATCCCGTAATCATTCCAACCCGCCTTAAACAGTGTCGCAATGTCGCCGCCACGCCAGAAAAGCAAATTGCGCACCGTTGCGCCCTTCGCTGTTGGCCAGATATGCAGCCATGCAACCTTGTCGGTTGTGAGTTTGGCGGGTCCGGTGAATGTGGGAGCGGCATTAGGGGCGGGCTCAATGGTCACGCCTGGCGTGCGAAGGTTGTAGACGCCGGGATAGTCGCCGGTGGCGAGCTGGATAGTGTCGCCGGGTTGGACTTTGGCCAGAATGGCAGCTAAGTTCAACGAATTAGCGGTCAGATTTGCCATATGCTTTGGCCCTCCGCTTGCGCATCGCCTCGATCATCTTCAGGACTCGATACAACCGAACACACTCCAGTCCGACCGTATAGGCAAATACTGGCAAAATCATAATCCAGATTATCGCAAGTCTAGGTCCAATTACCTTTGGGTCGCCCACACGAGCAATGAGCAGTCCGGCGCCAAAAAACGCCAGCGACCAACCCAGGAAAACGATGCCCCACAACATTGTTTTGCGGTCATGGTCCACAAAAAACCATGTGGTAAAACTGACTACAGCCATACCGAAGGCGATTAGAGCCCAGAGCGGGTAGGCATAAAGGGTGATCTGCGTAATGAGCTGGCTCATCCGCCCCTCTGGGAGATTAAAACAACGCTGACGATAGTTACGGCAAAAGCAATGACGGCAAGAAAAATAACAGTCAAGTAGGCGATCCATATCGGAGCCCTTGCTGCAAGCTGCGCCTTAAAAACAGTAAATTGCTCAACAAGCGAATCCATTGACTTTTGAGTCAGGGCGTTGTTCATTGACATGGTGCCCTTTAGTTCGGTCATGGTCACGGTTGACGTATTCATTGATTGGCGCAACTGGTCAATGGCCTGGCGCAGTTCTGTTGCTTCGTCCGGCATAAGTCGTTTTCGTGGCGAGTCGAACGTTTTTGTGATCGCCTTCGCCTGTAAATATTTATAAGTGCCGTCATCTGGATCGATGACGTGATACGCTTCGTAAAAATCGTCTGTTTTGGCCAGCTCCGCCATGAGCAACGAGCCCAGGCGGATAGCGTCTTGGTTGTCAATCTGGCCGACTGTGCAGATCATGTCGGCACTGCCGCCGATCATGACCGAGCGCGCTACGTCTTCGCTCTCGCAGGTGTTGAGGATAGCCAAGCGACAACGGCTACGCCGCTGATACTGACGCACGCCGCTTGTCGGTAAAATGCCCGTGCTGAGCAGCATCCCCTCACGATTGCCATGCGTAGCCCAAACAAACACATCAACCGGGCCGTTCTCAAGGAACTTTTCAAGCTTTTCAGTGATCGTGGCTTCATCCACATAGCCGCGACAAATGACCGCCTGATGATGGCGATCAATCGCACTGACCTCGATTGTGACATCAGGCAGATCGGCATGGTGTGGAGCGGCCGCAAATACACGCATTTGATCATGGTCGTTGTCAGCCGGGCGCAGGTATGGCCCTGTAGCGTCTGCACCGCATCACTGCGTCACCCGTGCAAGTCGCCAAAACTACGTAATGACATTGGCGGCGATGCGGTATACAATGTGGTGGTCTGGCGGAATTCACCCTCCGCTGGGCAGGGGTGGGGAGTGTTAACGCACTCCTCACCTTCAGGACAAACAAAAAACGCCCTCACCGATATGGTGAGAGCGTAGGGCTGTGACCGTTTACAATTTGCCGGGTCTGGGCGTACCAGAGCGGGCACTTATGGGTAGAGCGGGTTAATCGTCTTTTAGTCCGTAGCGGCGTTTGATGTAGGCTGTGATCATCTTTAGCGCGCGATAGACGACTATAAAAAACTCCCGCAATTCGTCTTTCTCTGCCATCATACCACGTCCATCCGTGAATTGCAATACCCTTACGAAAAACGCTAATCAACTTCATCGAGATCTAACACAAACAATCTCAGTCCCTTTTGCTTGGCCCTCCAAATCATATCCGATGTGCCCCTGCTCTTTGGCCCGCCGATGCGAACAGCGATCAACGCCTCGGCAACTTGCGCCATCGCATAATTGCGAATCGGGCCAGCCTTTTTGCCGTAAGCGTCCCATTCTGCCGGGTAGTGAACAACAGGCAGTCCACGGCTTTGCGCCCATCGTTGGCCATGCTGATCAGCGCCCCGAGCGCATCCACAGACCACAGCGGTGATCTCAGAGGTGAAGGGGCACTGTTCGAGCGCCGTCATCAGTTGCTCATAGGTAACATTGCGACTGCCGGCGATTATGGTCTTCATGATTTTTCCTTATCCAACGTATCCACCAGCGCACGCACCGCCGCACGAGCTATCGTCTCTGCCTGCCTGCCCTCGCACCACGGCCCCATCAGCCCGAGAAAGTTGGTCGCCAGTTCACGAAGGCGCTGGCGACGCAGGGCGGGCGTCATAATGGTAGGAGCGAAGTCTTGAGTATTCATCGAGCCACGATAGCCCGCCTTGCGTGTCCTAGCCTGTTTCTGTCTGACTGCCATCATTTCAACCACCCTATAAATTTGCTCCGCGGCCACGGGTTGCTCATCCACGAATTATCCGGCTCGGGCAACCGCATCGCCTGGCCAACCGTCAACCATCCGTCGACCAAATCGATCCCGTCTTCTTTGCCACTCTTAGCAAGCCAACGGACACAACCCTGCCCCTCACCCGCCTCAGCCAACCCTAGCGTCATCTCCACATCGGCGGCGCAATAGTCCAACACCTCATGATAGCGCCCATCCAGCCACATCTGCGGGGCTCTGGCGCCGTCTACACCCTCCGGCTTGCCGGTGAGTCCCGCGCCCCGTGCCAGCGTGTCTAGGCCACGGCAATAACCTTTCGCGCAAAAAATGTGAAAGAACAGATCGACATGAATAGGCGCCAGCTTGCCCCATGCCCCGCCAGGGTACTCTTCCTGCAATACGTTGAAATCAAACCCAGCGCCATTGAAGGTAAGTAGGGTATAGCCCTTGCGGATCATGCCGTCCAGATACATGGCAAGTTGCAAGAAGAGCGCCGCTGTCATCCGCAACCCAAACCCTGGCTCAAACCACATGAGCGGGTACTGGTGATCGCTACCCTTCGTGACGACACACGCCACCCCGAAAGGCCGGTATAGCTGCCAGTCAGTGGCGCCCTCGGGGATAGGTGTGGAGATTTCAAGGTCTAAGGCAATGTATTTTCTCAAGCTGCCTCCAGGGCGAACAACAATTCGGCACCGTTCGGTATTCTCTGGCAGTATTCACACTGACAGTTAGGTTCAATCGGTTGAGGCGTTACCCGCGCCGCCGCACACAGATCAACATAATCGGCATGGGCGCGCTCACCCTCGATAAAATCAGCCTCGGCCAAATTGACAAGTTTCTTAAGGGCGTTTTCCATACGCTTCTTGCTTACCTCGTCTACCTGCTGCGCCGCGATGGTCGTAGCGCGGTCAATGCGACCCATCCAGCACATCTTACCGGCTGGCGTCTCGTGCGTCTGTCCATACGCCCGCATATAGCCGTTTAGTGCAAATTGTAGTGCCTGGTCTAGCTGGACTTTGGTTATAACCTGTTTCGCAATACTCATGATAGATCGCCTCTGTTCCCGGTAGTTTGACCGCCTGCTTTATATGCCAGCGGTCAAATGCAGCCAATCCATGCAAGATACCCCACTGATTTGGATCTCCGCCCCAACCTACTTTGCCCCAGCCCTTGATTGTCTTAAATTGCGTTGGTGCAATCCTGATAGGCGATGTCAAAAATTTCAAGAGCTGGGCATTATTTGTAAACATTCGCAAGCTGCGCACCTTTGCCACTCTGCAATCCATCAGCGCCAGGGCCAGCGCCGCGAATGGGTCAGGACAGACCACACCAACGATCTCTTTTTCGATTTGGCCATCCATTTGCTCAATCGAGCCCGTGATGGCGGTCAGGTTGTTGTGTGTGAAGATGCCTAAAATTATCATTGCAATTCCTGTAACATTTGAATAGTTTTGATTCTATTCATTATGCCTACTCGTGTATTCGCTGAAGGGTTTGAATGGTTTGAATAGTTTTGCCTATTGTTTGTGTAACTATAATAAAATTATTATTTTTTCTCTTTTTTCTGTGAGTTACCAAAACAATAGAAAAACTATTCAAACCGTTCAAAACCATTCAAACCCTTCAGCCATTTACACGAGTAGGCATAATGAATAGAATCAAAACTATTCAAGATCACAAAATAATGATAGCGTAAACATTACCACGAACATCTTTGTCCTTTGGAATGCCAAGCCGCCGCATCTCACGCCCAAAGTTGGTGTTGTTCATGGGGTTGCGTCCGTTCTGCTCGGCCCATGCCCTGTAATCGTCAAAAAGAGCTTTGGCCGTAGTTGGGTAGGTGTCCGGTGTCTGCTTGGGCGTATAGGCCGGCTGCGTGCGCTCATTGAGCCATTGCTGCACCGGGTTGCTCTCGTGCCGGTATTCTTCCACCGCCGCGACGGATGCGGTGCTTTCGGGGAAACGCCCGCGCTGCCGTAGGGATTTCAGGCCGGCCAGGGCAAGGTTCAGGATGCCCGATAGCTCGTCTTGCAACTTGTCCAGTAGGTGGATGTCTTTTTCGTTTTCGGCAAAGGTGCGCAGGAATGGGATCAGCTTGAGTCGGCGCCAAATCCCGTTGGATGTGTCCCTGATCACGGGCAGGTCATTCATGGCCCAAAAGATTTTGGCGGTGCTCTGGAATTCAAAAGGAGAGCCGTAGATCGGCCTCGCGTTGATGCGCTCACCCGACACGATGCGTTTGATGTGTCCCTCGGCCAGTTTGCCGCCGCGCTCTGATTCGGTGCTGAAGATCACCCGCTTGCCTGACACATCGGCCAGGTCGTAGTTACCGGATAGCCCCATCGTTTCAAACGAGATATTAAAACAGAGCGGCCCCAAAAGACGCTGGAGGATAGTTACGGCCACCGTCTTACCGTTGCCACCGTCGCCACTAAACCAAAACATCGCTTCATGTCTGGTGTCGTTGGTCAGCGCATAACCCAATGATTCCCTGTAGAGCTGGACAAGCTCCATATCAGTCTGGATTGTGCCCTCCAAGACAAGCACTTCAGTGATGAACTTTTCAAAGCGTGGACAGATGGCAGCGGGGTCGTAATCGTAGGGCAGGCAATAGGTCAGGTTTTCTTTGGGATCGTGCGGTCGTAGTTCTAGGGTGTCCAGGTCAAGTACACCATTGCGCAGGTTCAACGTGTTGCCCGTGTTGATAATGCCAGTCGCTACCGCGCACTTGGCGCGGGCCATTCCTTCTACTGATGCCACCCGGTTCTTAGATCGCTTCGTGGCGCTAATGTAGCTACTGTAGAGCCGCATAGATTCCTTGTTTTGATTTATCCTTGCCTCGTTAAACCCCTCTCGTGCCTGGGCGTTCATGGCGTCCATTAGACGCTCGATTTCGTCATCGATCATCAGTTGGGTGTCAGTCTGCCAGTGGGTGCCGCACCATCTAAACCATTTGTCCGATCCCACCGAAAACATGCGCTCTTTGCGGTAGAGATCGCACCACAGATCGAGGATACCGCCATCCTCAGCCGGATAATCGAGCAGGTCAAAACTAGGTGTATTGTTGCGCTTAATCCACAACAGCGCGGGATCGGGGCAATCCGTCACTGCCCATGTTGCCGCCATATCCGCTTCGCCATCCCTAAGCGGCTTGGATGAGCGTGGGTGCCCCATACCGGCGTCCAAGCCGCTGGCCGTTGTCTGTTCTGCCTCACCATTAGATAGCCCGGCCTTACCTGCGGCCTCAATGAGTTGGCCCCATGCGTAATCGTGGTCTAGTTCACCGCCGGCCACCAGTTGCCCGATGTTGAATGCGGACGCGTTCAGCGTGTTGTTGCGTTGCCCGTTTGGGGCGTTGGCCACCAGCGCGCATTCTTTGGTTAACGCCTCTTGCCCGTACAGACTGGCGCCCGTGCCATTGTATTTGCGTGCGGTATCAAAGGATATTTCCTTGGGCGCCTTAATGCGCTGCGCCTCTAGGATGGCCCGCAATCCTGCGGGAATGGGTTTTAGTTCCACGGCTCATACCCCACTTCCCACTGATACCGGTTGCCGCTGATGTGTAGAGATGGGGCAACGATGACATAACCGCCGAGCGCCCGAATGTCGATTCCTGGCGGTAAACCTTTTGAGGAGAGCCCAAAGGTGTCGCCCTGCTCTAACTTGTAGAATAGGTGTGTTCCGCCGCCGCCGCTAATGGCCGTCACGGTTTCCTCGTCTAACTGCAAATCGTGCCCCTGGTAGATGTCCTTGTACTGGTCAAGGTCAATCACCAGCAGTCCCGATTTGCCGCAGTTGATGCCAATGTTGGCGGTCGGCCACCATTGCCACCATTGTCGGATCTGCTCTGGATCAATGGTGGCATCATCTAGCCCGTTATGCGTGCGCGGGTGCTTGCCGGGGTTTGGACAATCATAATCAGGGTATTTCTTGCGCCGGTAAGTTTCGCAAGAGCACGAGTGCCCCGGCTTGCTGTACGGCACATGGCAGGGGAATACATACCAGCCTAATTCAAGCGCATAGCGCAGCGCATCCTCTAACATGGCTAGAATCCTAGTTCGGCCAACTCGTCATATACGGACTGGTCCATTGCTACCGGGAAATCAGTGTCAGGCACTACTACCGGCGCCTTTCGTCGTTGGTGGTAAAACTCATCAACCTCATAGATGTTAGCGGTCAAACGGGCGGGTGGTAGCGATGGTAATACTTTTTCCCGCCCCCATCCGGTTAACCGGGCGCGGCTGTCGAGAATGGCAATCACGCCATAATCATCCAGACGGCGGATTAGGCGCCCGCTGCCCTGTTTGAGATCAATTACCATTTCGGGCAGATGTAGATCACCAAAGGCGTTTTTTACTGTTGTCTCTCTGGCCTTGAGCAATGGCGACGGCGCCTGGAATGGCATCTTGTCAATTACCACCAGCCGCAGGGCTGCCCCTTCGATACTGATGCCTTCCCAAAAAGACTTGGTGGCAAATAGGACCGCGTTGCCGTCTTTGCGGAAGCGTTTGGCGATCTCACCTTTGGGTAGTTCACCCTGTACGAACACTTCCAGCCCTGCCTCTTTGAAGCTATCGCGCAGATGATCGACCGCGTACGACAGGTTAGCCTTTGACGTGAAGAGGAGGAACGCGCCTCCTTTGGCGCTCTTAACTAGCCGGCGCATATCTTCTACAGCATAGGATTGCCACTCGGCGCTTTTGGGTGTCGGTGTTTCGCCGTTGGGGATGTAGAGCATGGCGTTGGCGGGGTAATCAAACGGCGAGTCCACCACCATCTGAAATCCGTGATCAACGCCGCACTCGTGCATAAAGTGTTCCAGGGTAGGCGCGGCAATGGTGGCCGAGGTAAAGATGATCGCTGTGGGGTTGTGGTGTACTTCCGGCTCCTCAGTTTGTGCCAACCATTCAGACAGGGGCATTAACTCGGCATCGCCTAGCAGGTCAACGTGGCGGATACAGTCCGGCCCATAGGCGGTATTGTCTAGGACGTGTACCATGCTGGCGGTAAGGGCACGACCACAGCGGGCGCAGGCTGTGCGGTCAATCTTGGCGGGCGTCTGAGTTGTAAAGCCAGCCATGTGCCCGATAAATTCCGACACGTCAAAGGGCAAATTGACGAGCTTGGCGATCTTATCTTTCTCGCGCTCAATCCAGCGCACGCGGAGCGGCGCCGTAGGCGAGCAAAATCCGCCGATCTTGTCGGCCAGCCCGTGAATCTTGTCAGCTTTCTTTTGGAGCTTGAACGAATCATCATCTTCTGGCGCGTCCTCTGGATTCCAGATAGAGTTGGCAATATCGTGCATTTCTTTGGCGAGCCCTTGCCCTGCCTCGAAGATTTGTTCGTGTTTGACGCCTACTTGTTTGTCGGTACTGCCCTGGCAATAGTCCGTCAATTCCTGGCGGAATACTTGCAAGGACATTTCGGCGTCTGCCGTGGGTGACATGTTGTCAATGTCCCTGGCCAGGTCAAACGCTATATCCAGAGTCTTTTTGATGCGCTCCGGTGTAAATTCATCACCCAACGCGCCGCGGGCATACTCGGCCAACTTGTGGGCCTCGTCTACCACAACCACGTCACAGGGCGGTAGGATCTGCGCCTGGGGATAGAGGCGGTCAAGGATGAGCAGCGCATGATTACAGACAATTACATCAGCCTCGCGCCGTTCCGCTTTTGCCTTGTAGTAGAAACACGAGGCATAGAAGGGGCAACGCTTGCCGGTGCATTCTTCGCCAATTGTCCACTGGTCTAACCCGTAAATTTGAAAGTCTAACTCCTCGGTATTACCTGACTGTGTTTCCTGATACCACTGGTTCAAGGTGTAGTCTTTGATGGTCACGTTCCCGAGCCGGTCTTGACATTTGGCGCGGCAAAGGTAATTGCTCTTGCCTTGCGCCAGCGCTACCTTTTTGCCAGGAAACAATTTACAGAGAAACGGAATGTCTTTCTGGTAAAGCTGCGCCTGTAATGCCTTATTGCTGGTCGAAATAACTACCCGCTTATTCATGGCCATCGCGACGGCCGCATATGCCAGGCTCTTACCCGTGCCGGTGCCAGCCTCAATCATGGCCGGTTCGCCCATCTCGATAGAACGCTGTACGAGCCGCGCCATGTGGATCTGCGGCAATCTGGACTCATACCCTGGCAGATTGCGGGCGATAAGGCCATCGTCGCCAAATACCTGATCGGCAATGGAAGGCCAACGAACGGTTAGGGTGTCGCCATCAAGTGTCGATTCTGCCCCCACTGGTACGCAGGCAGCGCGTACCATTTCAAAATGTTTGGCGTTGTCGCCCTTGATGATGAGTTGCCAGTACCCATCAACAATCTGGATGCTGGGTCGTTTGCTTCTGTCGAGTGCTGCATCGGTAAAGAGATTGACAAAGTTTGTCCTGGCGTCCATAATGCCTCCGGTCTACCCGACCATTAAGCCCGCCTGACCTATGCTGTACACATAGATCAGGCGGCATTTTTTAGACGCCCATTTCGGCTAATTCGTCTTCCGTCACGACTGGCTCACCAGCTGGCACCGGTTTACCGTTGGTTTTCTGCCCGGTAAAGCTGGCCCAAGCGGTTGCCCACGGCTGATGATCCGTGAATAGCTGATTAATCTTTAGCAACGTCGCATCACCAACGTAGTATTCGTCCAGGTTGACTTCGCTGGCCTTTTCGGGTAACCCCAGCGGGATGGGCAGGACAATCGATGTGGTATTGGGAGCCATACCAACCTCGGTAAATTCTGGTTCGCCTTTGGCGGTTTTGGCCGCGCCCACGGTAATCCAGAATGCGCGCCAGTGCCACCGGGAGGGCTTTGTCATGGCGTTGGCAGCGGCAATTACCGTTCGATTGAAGCAAGACAAAACGCCGGTACTGCTGTATTTCTTGGACCCGCTGAAGCACATCCCCACGTGGCCGCGCAGACCGATTACGAATGGTCCCAGATCTTCGGCGCCCTTGAGCAGCACCAAATACTGCTGATGGCCGCGCGGGGTTGTGTCGCCGGCTTTCTTGGCTTTCTCGTAATCATCCCAGGCGAAAGGTTGGCCATCAACCAGCCAACGCTTGCGTTCACAGATAACCGAGATGTCGATCTTGGTTGCCCAGAAGCCTTTGACCTCTTCGCTCTTGGCGGTCGTGAAAGAGTCTCGCGCCCAGCCATAGGCGGTCATGTCGGCGGGTGCCCCCTCCTCGGCAATAAACCAGCCGCCCCCGTATTCGATACCTCCGGCTTTCTTCATCTTGGGGTCGCCAGAATGAAACGAGATGACTGGAAATTGCTGGCCATCGCTGGGGAGCAAGTTCTGATCGATGCCTTCGACGGCTGCGGGATTAAATTTGTTGGACATTGTTGGAATCTCCTGAAAGTTTATTGTCAGCGGCGAGATTGCCGCTTGGACACAAAAGTAAAAACTCCATTGCTGGAGGCTGCGCTTCAGACCCACCGGGCGGTCAGAGATGGCTAGTCCCTGTGTCTGAAGCTCACCCTTCAACAATGGAGCGAGTAAAGCCGTATGGTTTTTGCCCGGTGAAACTGCGCCTTATGCAACAGGGGGCCACCCTGTTTGACGCTTATCACATCGCTGTGATTTAATACTGATGTCAGTCTAACATACATTCGATATGATGTCAATATGATGTTTCGGAAATATGCAAAATACGTCAAAGGGAGTATCATGGAAAAGAAACCCAAGAGTAAATCACGTTATCCCCTGGCCTTGCCCCCCGAGCTTCATGAGCGTGTTCGGGTGTGGGCGGAACGTCATCGCCGGTCGGTCAACCAAGAGATGGTCTACTTGATCGAAATGTCCTGCGATCAACTTGACCGCGATTACAAAGAGAATTCTTAGCCTGACCAGACACCACACACGCCGCCAAAATCGCCACCGTGGCGATGAGTGAGGCGAAGACGTAGAGGATGATGAGTAGGGTCATGGTGTGGGCTCCTTTTGAAACGATTGTTCTGCGATCTGCGCGGCGGCGCCCACGATGATGGCCTGGCCGATTGCCCAGCGCACAAGTTGCACTGGATTCTCGGTGTTGGTTTTCTCATACATGCCCCGGATGCGCTTGTGTAGCGTCATCCTTGACACACTAAATCGCTTGGCGAGTTCGGCTTGCGTCTCTGGATGCTCCACCATCATTACAAGCGTCTCTTGTTCGAGCATGGTCAGTTTGGTCACGGTGTGGGCTCCTCGAATGTCCATTTGCCGCCAGGGATGATGATGTCACGATATGGGCCGGTGCCCTGGAACCGGATACGCCCAGCGGCAGATAGCCGGGTTATCGCTATCTGCACCGTCTTTTTGGTGCAAAGGGCCGTGCGTTCTAGCTCTCCGGCGCTGGGGGTGTTGCCGTCATGCCGTCGCTTGTAGTCAACGATTGCGGCGAATACAAGATTATCGGTATCGCAGCGGTCAATGGCATCGGCGCACGCTCGGCAGTGGGTGGCGCCTCTGGATTTTGTCGGCTGATTACAAGCTGCGCATCTGTTTGCCGGCCTGGATAGTCTGTAGCATTTGGTGCTACAAAACTGTTTGTTTGCCCGATTCTTTCCTCTGATTTCCTCGCCACACTGTAGGCACAGGCGGGGCGTTGACTGTTCTTTCTTTGCACGCCGAACGTTGCGCGCCCGCTGGCGACAACGATCTGAGCAGTAGTGCTGGTCTACTCGGCGCCGGCTGAATGGCTTGTCACAGCCTGGACAAACCACGACAACTTGCAATTCCCTCGCAGCCACCTCGTAGGTGTTCCCGTTGGCCGCTACCTGCGCCTTGCCGCCACCGTTGGCGACGATGCGTCCGGTGAGAGGGACGCCGTTCATCGTCCATTTTACAAGTGTGCCGGGTGTCATGTTCGCCTCGGTCTCTCCGGTCGATACTGTTCGGGGTTGGGCATGCGGTGGCCGAAATAGTCCAACCATCTGTTTTGTGTGGTGTCCATTGCCTTGAGTCCGACGATCTCGAGTTCTGCCATTGTCATGCGCCACGTCAGATTTAATGCCGTGTCTGCGCCTGGTTCTGGCTCTGGCGCCGGGTCCGATGTTGGCCACTGTGCAAGCGGCGCGGCAACCACGGCGGGTAGAAAGCGTAAGAATCGACGGCGGGTGAGGGTAGTCATAGTCAGTAAGGTTCCGGTTCGTAAGGCTCCGGCGCGCCATCGCACAACTTGTCAGTTACATACTCATGTAGATAACTGTCGCCTACAACCTCGTTAAACTCATCAGCAGTCAACTCGTCACCATCCTTCCATTCGAGTTGGACGTCATCAATGTCTAGATCGTCTTCGTGGTAGGCCACTGATGCTAGTACTCGCCCATGCACGATGCGCCCATCTGGCAGCGTCACATCTCCGCTATAAACCCACGTCATAGTTATTCCTTTGTACAACTCCCCCACAGCCCTCTACACGTCGAGTTCTTGCCGGTGTTGCCTCAACTACGGCCCAGGAGGAGGTAGCGATGAAGAAGCTACGGCGCCAACCGGCTATTCACTGGCGCCCGCCTGGTTGCAGGCCGTGGGGGGAGGTGAGAATTCAGTACCAAAATCCATGCTTCCCCAACCATGCGCCAGCCACGGTTAACGCAAAACCGAGTGTGATGCCGATGGCGAGGACGATTAAGACGGGTTGGGCACACATTGTGCAAAGTCTCCGCAAAGATTGCACAGGTATTGTACGGATTTTACAGGTGAACAAGTGTTTGTCTATGAAAATGACACTTTTCACAGCGAATCGACATTTTCACAGTTTGTCAGGCTTTCCCCATCCCGACTTGGCCGCCCCATTCAATGCCTGCTGTGTCGCGGCTACCCCTCACGTTATCTACGCCACCGCCACGCCGTTATATTCTCGGTCGTCGTCGTCAACCTCTAACTCCCGCTGCCCATCGTGCCAGTTCCGCATTTGGTCTACCGCCGCCAGGTATGCCGCTGCCATCTCCGCCTGCTCGGGATGCAACCGACGGAACATCTCAGCCAAGCCGGGCGCTTGTGCGAGCGCGGCGGACAAGAATAGCGCGGTAGAGTGGCGGGCGTCGGGGGTCATGTGGATGCCTTTGCCATCTCCACAGCCTCACGCAGATCACAAGTGTGGTTGAGTGCTCTTTGCCGCCACATGGATGCCGGAAAGACGACCTTGCCAAGTGGCTCGAAATTCTCCATGAAATCGGTGTAGTGCGGCCCCAGGTAGGTTACAACTGAGCCTTTCGTCACACCTCGCACCGTCTTACCGTCCGGCCCGATGTAGTTGGTTCGTGGTCTGAGAAAACACATCGGATAATCAAACAGCGGCCCGAACCATTCTTCACTGGTGCAAGCGAACGTGATACAGCACGCTTGTGTGACTAGCCCTCGGCGGTAGTGGTCAACGAGGTTGAAGATCCACGCCGGGTTACTCTGGCGGCCAAACGGGTGATTCATCCACACCCTGCCCCGCCACACCCGGCCTAACGCGTCGTCTTGTTCAGTAAAATAGTCTGTAGCTCGCACGATCAAGTTTGCTCGGTAACTGCTGGCCGGGTCCAGGTCGATCCCGCCCATCGTGCGGCGTGCGGCCTCGATGATGTTGGCGGGTGTGTAGTATTCGACCCTACCTGATGTCTGGTTGATCATTTGTGCTGCATTCATAGCCCCATCGCCTCAGCCAGCAACCACAGCCCGATCAGCAGCGACACGGCAAGTAAGAATTGTGATTGGTCACTCATTTACCGTGCTTCTTTTCCGCTTCAGCGAATTCTAGCTCGTGATTGCACAATTTGGCCATCCGTTCGACTCGGCTGCGTGTGGTGATTACCTTCTCTAGTATCTTGTCGATATGCGTCAACATCTTGTCGAAGGCGTCGGCCAGCGTCCCGGCAGTGTCGTGTTTCTCGATTGCGCCGGTGGGTTCAAGTTCTTGAGCCAGTCTTAACACAGTTTCCAGGTCCGTAACGATGTATCGTAAGGATTCCGTATGTAGACGTAGGCGTTGATAAACCTTATCGTCCATAATTTGTGAGTACCAGATTAAAAAAGCCGGACAATCACGAAAATCTCTAATGCTATTTACTGGAAAGTGTGCTACGATGGAGGGTGGAAAGTGTCGTCACCGGATATGCAACATACAAGACCTTATGATCAAAGGAGTGTTGCCTATAGCCAGTGTCCCCGATGTTTCCCCACCATGTACGCCTCGTTTATCCATTTGCTGTGCCCCGTATCAACTGCCGATGCGGGGCTTTTCATGTGGGTCACGGTGACTTCACAGAAATTTCACAATGTTGCAAGCAAACGATCATGCTCTTTACATTCGTTACCGCAATCGTCGTAAACTCTCTTTTTTGCTCCCCTCGATAAGCGATGTTATTTTGATGACCTTCCAACAAACCTATTTACAAATGGAGGTCATCTATGTTCTTTGCAGATGGCCCCGCCCCCGTTGTCTCCATTGCTCCCCGGCGAGGTGGCCTATGAGCGTTTATGAGATCCGTCTTGATCCCGATGAAGATGCGATTGACGGTAGGCGTCTTGGCGATTTGCTTGACCGCTGGTTACAACATTGCTCACTTTCATGCGATGCCTACACCATATCGGGCTATCGCGAAAAGCTGCTTTACTTTCGGCAATGGTGGGAATGTGTTGGTCCGATCCGCAACTGGCGATTAACACCCTCTCTATGCTCCGCTTTTGAACTCCACTTGCGCACCGTCCCGAGCAAGCGAAAGAAGCCACTAGCCTACAGCACTCGTTACAATGCGATGCGGGTTTTGCGCTCCGCTCTGAAATGGGCCTTTGACACCAACCGGATCGGCGTCAATTGTCGCATGTGGTTTCCCGCGCCCGATGGCGAGTCGACCAGGCGAATAGCGACCACGCTGGCCCAGCTTGAGCGCTTGATGGAATGCGCAGGACAATCCATCGCGCCGGCAAGAAATCAAGCGATCCTGGCCTTGTTCATCGGCGCGGGATTGCGGCGTACCGAATGCGCCCGGTTGGATGTAGAACATATAGCGTTCTGCGCTGATGGGACTGGACTGGCAGACATAACCGGCAAGCGCACCAAAGCCAACCGGAGCGGTAAGCGTCAAGTTGCGCTTGATTCCGTCACCATGTCCTATTTGGCGTGTCATCTGGTAGAATCCGGCATTGACACCGGCCCGATTTTTCGACGCAAACATGACGGGCAACGACTGGCCGCTATCGCCCTGTACAAGATTGTCAAGGTTGCGGCCAGTCGAGCCGGTTTGGATGATCGGATTCAAGGTTGCCATGATTTACGCCGGGCGTTTACTACTCACTTCACCAAACTACATCCGGGGAGCATCTATGCTGATATTCTGCGCCGTCAGTTGGGACACAAGCATTTTCGGGAGACTGCTGGGTACAACTTGATGGATGCGGACGACTTGCGAACACACATCACCAGCCCGTTGACCCGCAGGTGAAAGTTGCATTTGAACTGTAACCTAGTGGGCGGGCTCGGCTTCGGGATTCACAGTTAGCGAATCAAGAGGAACATCGAAATACTGAGCAATTTCTAGCGCAACCTCCAACGATGGCAGGCCGCGGTTGGCTTCGATGTTGCCGATGTGGGATTGGCGCAGGCCTAGACACTCAGCTAATTGACGCTGACTGATGCCCTTTTGTGTGCGCAGGCGGGTGAGGTTTCTGCCAAAGTGCGCTATCTGTCGATGTTCGTACATTTTTTTTGATCTCCACTGAACGGTTATTCTGTTCACCATGATAACAGACAACGAATCAAATGTCAACAGATTAAATGTTCAGCGTACCTTAAATTTTTGATGCGGAGGCATGATGCACAAGCGAGGTTTTCAACCGGAGTTATTTCGAGAAGTTAGGGAGAAGCTCTACCCATCCCAGCGGAAGTTTGCGAGTGAACTCACCAGGCGCACGGGGCGCAAGCTGGGTCAGTCGCACATTTCGGCAATTGAGCGCGGCGTGAATGAGCCATCGGTCAGCTTGCTCGTGATCATGGCGGAGATGCTAGGTGTCACCCCTGACTACCTACTAGGGTTTGAGCAGCCACACCAACTACAAGAGTTGACGCAATCCCTGGCACAGTTGCCAGAGGGTGATATTGAACTGGTGTGGAAGCTGGTTAACCGGCTGGTTGATCAACGGGCAATTCAGGAGAGCGAGTGGTTATCACTTTGGCGGGACGTGGCCCGGCTGGGCGGACAATCGATGATCGGGAAATTTGAGCGAGTGTTGGGGGTTTCTGCTCCAGTCAACCTGCGGAGTGGGCAGGACAACACCGGGATGGACAACATGGATCAGTTGGCGAAGTCGGTCAATGGTCGTTTGCCGGTCGCCGGATGACAGGTCGGAAAATCTCTGCATTGTAACCTACGTTTCTCAGATGGAATCCTTACGATGCGCTGACGATTATATGTAGTATCGTTTTCCCCTCCTCTATCCTTCGCTGTATCCTCTTTGTGAATAAAGGTACATAACCACACCCTGACCGATTGATCAGGGTGTTTCGTTTTGCCCCAGATTGGCGTATAAAATTTAAGGTTAATTGAACATTTTGGGTGTTGACAATCCGGTGAAAATGGTTTATACTGAACACCAGAGATGTTCACCACTGGCAAAAAGAAAACCCGGCCACTGTGTCCGCAGTGCCGGGCCGAATCGAAAGGACAATCACATGAGCAAGAATTCTACCACACCCCAGCCGAAGCGTAAAGTACGCCGCCCTCGCCAGGCCCGCCAGTTTGAGCCCAGCCCCATTCGGGATATGGACGACTTCAACCAGATGGAGCGGCGGCAGGCGGAGATAGTCAAGCAGTTGGAAAGCGACGATTCTGATGTGCTTTGGGCGTAAGTAATAGGGCCGGCGAGGTGACTAAGCCGGCGAGGAGAAAGAACGATGAGTAAAAAAATGTTAGCATCAGATTTGCTACGGGGATACCCCGCAGATGTTGCGGAGGCTATAGCCAAAGAAGATTTTGGCTATGAGGATGTCGCAAATTGGGCGTCCGATTACGGATACTATCACTGCCAAGAGTGCGACCGCTGGCTTGTTCTAGACATGGTTTCGTCCGAAGATGGCGGCGCTACTTGGACGTGCCGCCGATGTGCTCGCCCAAATTAGCAAAAGAAGGGCCGGCAGACGCTACAACGTCCCCGGCCCAAGTGAATCCCATCTCTCTACAAGGAATTCGATACCATGTTACACCAACAAGACGCAATCTCAAAACGACTCGATGATTTAGCCGCCGCTGACGCCGACATGCTCACCGACGCAGCGTTGGGCTGGGAACTGATACGCCAGATGGAGCAGGCAGGAAAGGAAACGTCTATCACGGAAATGCGAATGTTGTGCATCGGCCACATCCACAACGGCGGCGAGATCATCATTGACGGCTACGCGCCCGGCGCATTGTACGCCGAAACGGAACGTAGACCGGGGATGGGAGATCCATTGACCGCCGATGAGGTTGCAGAACTTATGGCCGATGCGCCCGCCGATTTCTTCGCTGGCCTTGAGGATGTGGCTAACGGCGCTCACTACTGCGCAGATGACATTGATTGGACCGCCGTAGAAGACGAAAGGATCGGAGACTAATGCGACTGGACTTGAGCGACAAAAGCTTGGTGCGCCGACTGTTCGACATCGGCGTGAATGTGCGCAAGTTTGTTCGAAACGATGCCCCTGTGGATGTATGCGCCCTCTGTGGGCACAAGTACGGCTTGCGGGGCGATGTAGAGCATCCACCGTATTCTGATGACGATTATCGCTGCGCCTGTTGTGGCGCTCAATTGATGGAATGGTACGACTAACACACGTCGCCGGCCATCCCCCAGCCGGCCCACCTTCGAGGGAGAATCAAACCATGTTGACATTAGGCGTATAAGAACCACCATCTGATCCGATGATTTACAACCGGCGGCAACCAAATGGAACGTTTCGTTCAATACGTGGCTTTTTTATCACGCCGCAGGATGATTGGCGCGAAGGCTGGACCATCCACAAGCTTGGCGGCATGTCTTGCGATTGCGCAAACGATACGCAGATCGCGGGGTGGAAAGCACGCCATGCCGCCGCTGCTGATGCCTACGCCGTGGCCGATGCCCTTAAATTGAAAGTGAGATAAGGAAAAACCATGAACATCTTCAAGCGCACCACCCAGCCCACCAGCCCCACCCCGACCGACGCCGATTACCAATGGGCGGTCAACCAGGCGATTAGTCGGCTCGGCTCGGTCGCCACAGTCGGACAGTTGGCCGCTACCGCCCATTCTATTCTGGCGTGGGAGTATCGAGACGCCAACGTTGATTCGGCAAGGATTGACAACCTGCTCATTCGTGTACCGTTCATATGAGGATAAAATGACCACACAGACACAGCCCAAACCGCAACCCAAACCGGCGACCGAAGCCGACCATACCGCACTCGTGAAGAAAGTAGAGCAGATCGTGAAGGGCGGGAAGAAATGAAGAAACTGTGGATCGCATTCCTGTGCTGGCGCTGGCGGCGTCAACGATTTGAGCGGGCAGCATGGTCGATTTACGACTTCGAGAAAACGTACAAGCCAGACGCCACGCCGCCGCCATTCCCCCGGCCAGTGATGCCGAAAGCGTTGAGGGAGGCAGATTGCAAATGATAAGCAACCTTACAAGCGCCGCAATTTTGGCAGGCATCACAACTTTGATCGGTGTGCCCATCTGTATCTGGATGGCCCCCGACCACATGCCGTTGTCTAGGTGGGTGTGGTTCGCACTGGCATTCTATGCTTTTTCGTTCTTATTGCAGATTGCGATTTATGCGGCCAGGGCAAAGGGTTGGCTGCCATAATCGAATAGACACCGGCAACGCAGCCGGGAAAGGTTGTAATCATGCTGAGTATGGCAGAAATTCAGAGGACTCTACGCAAGGCATTTTGGATCTTACAGGACAACGCCATCCCCGACAGGATGGCGCGCACCGAGGCCTGGACAGAGCTGGACAAGATTTTGCGCCGCATTGATGACGCCGCTCCCGCGCAGCGCGATGTGATTGAGCCGAACCGCGAGTCGGACGGCGATGTGATTTTGGCATAAGGAAGGAATCATGGCTATCTGTACTTCATGCAATCTAGAAATGTTGACTGCCGACGATTGTCCGGCAAACCGAGAAGTTGATTTTCCTGATGACAGAACACTCTCGTCTATTCCTTACACACCCGACTATGGCGGTCCTGAGCAGCGTTGCCATGATTGCGGTATCAAAGCCGGCGGTTATCATCACCCAGGCTGTGACATGGAAATTTGTCCTCGCTGCCTCGGGCAATTGATTTCCTGTGGCTGTCTGGATGATGAAGACTACGAAGACGATGAAGATCTAGACTGTGATCCCGACTGAGTTCCCAACAGGCCCGCCACGCTCGCCAGTAGTGTGGAGCCTGTTTCATCCCCATGTTGTTCCTCGCATACGCTCCCCCGCCTTCGACAAGCTCAGGCGCCGTTCAGGTGGCCGAGCCTGCCGAGGCCGGGGGTAGGCGGGGAGAAAGGATTGTTATGACCGACAGACCTATTATCATGACCGGTGAATCAGTGCGTGCAATATTGCAAGGAACCAAAACACAGACAAGGCGCGTGATGAAGCCACAGGCCAGCCATGACGCCAGGTGGTGCGCCCCGGGCACTCTGGACGGCGATACGATAGATGCATACTTTCTTCATCCAGATAGCTGGACGGCATGGGAGTCGTATGCGGTAGGCGACTATGGCGGCCCACCCTACGAAACAACCATTGATTTGGCGATTCGTTGCCCCTATGGTGTAGCGGGCGACAAACTCTATGTCAAGGAGACTTGGGCGCACGACTGCCCGCATTGTGACGATCCCCAGTGCGGCAACTCCGATCACATCTGGTATCGAGCCAGCGAAGCGCCTATCGTTGCGGAGAGTTTCGCCGGTTCGGCGCGCTGGCGCTCTTCAATGTTCATGCCCCGTTGGGCCAGCCGCCTGACGCTGGAAATTGTCAAAGTGAAGGTTGAGCGGTTGCAGGACATCAGCGACGGCGATGCCATTGCGGAGGGCGTGCCGGATTTCTCCTCGCCTAAGCTATCACCTTACATGGCGATGGGCGTGCGGGCATGGTATAGCGACCTGTGGGATTCTTTGAATGCAAAGCGCGGGTATCCGTGGGCAGCGTCACCGTGGATCTGGGCTATCGAATTCAAGAAGGTGAACAATGGGTAAAGACAGCAAAATTTGGAAGACGCCCAGCCAGGGCGGAAGGGGGAGTGATGAGCGAAGCATATAGCCAGCTAGTATCACAATCGGCATTTGGATTAGCCCGCATCGTGGCCGAATTGCGGGAAACCATTGCCGAACTCAACGCCAACTATGCCGAGTTGAGTGCGGCATACCAGGAGTTGGAAAACAGGGCGGTTGGATATGAGTCGGAACGTGACGAGGCGAATCGGCAATTGACAATCGCATCGGCTGAGATTGGGCGGTTGCGGTTGGAGATTGACCAACTGTTGACGCTGGTAGGTGCCGATGTCCTGACGGAGGCTCGGTTGCGCACCGAACGTGACGACCTCGCCACCAAGCTTGCCGCCGCCAATGCGGAGTTGCACGAGCTACGTATCATGGCGGGAACGGCAGAACCCCCTACAAACATGGCAGAACAAATGTTGGCAATGAAAGCGGGCGGGGCTGTTGAGGGATTCGCAGCCCTGCGGGAAATAGTCGGTGACTCCTTCGATGATGTGGAAGATTTAGAGTCAAATTTAACCTAGTGCTCAACGTCTTGGGCAAGTGATTGCGCACTCACCCAAGACTAACCATAACCTCGCTGGTGTGAGCAGCGGGCCGTGGCTATCGACAGTATAGCCCAGCCTTCCAGCGAGAGCAAACGTCTTTTTTTGTTCACTGGAGGGTCATAATGTTCAAGTTCGTTTTGTTGTTCTGCGTCTTCGTCTTTTGTACTGCGTTCCGTCCCGGGCCTATCTTTCCGCCGCATGGCGCCGAAGATCCCTGCGAGGGCGCCGCCGATTGCATCCACTTTCTACTGATCGTCCGCTGTATGGATGGCGACATGCCGCCGCCCACATATCCCCGGCTCTATGCCGTTCTGTTCGACACGACGGCCAACAGATTCACGGACCATGTTATGGTGCCAACGGTCAACACGCCTGATGAGATCGATTATCAGGGCGCGGCCACAGGACTCGATACTAGCCATGTCTACCAGATGCGATTCAGGAGCAATGACTTCTACATCACGGATTGGAGCGCGCAAACACGGCCGCCTGGCATCCTCGGGGAGACGTTCGGGTTTCACTGTCAGCCATACATGATTCCGCTCATCTGGGGGAGGGTTGCATAATGTTGATTAAAACTATCTTACTCTGCGCGTTGTTGACGCTCATCGTCGCTTGCTCCGCCATCATAGCCTACGCCGATAGCGGCTGGCCAGAATGCAACCTCGGCACGGCGTCCTATAATCAACCCGATTGCATTGACCAGGCGGAGCAGTGGAAGGGCACACAAGCGCCCTACGACATCGCCAGTAATGCGAATGAGGCTATCGCGTTGTATCATTGGGCCACAAGTGCGCCGCGTCCGCTGTCAGGCTGTACGGCGCTGGGTGTGGCTGGTGAGGAGTGGCCTGGTGATCGTTCGGCGGTCTGCGCAGACTTCGCAACCTCCACACCTACCGCCACCTGGACAATCACACCGACGCCAACGCAGACGGTTACGCCGACAGCCACACCGGTGTCGACCAAGCCGCCAGTTATCGCCTTTGGGTCGCCGTGGTGGCTGCCTATCGTTGGTAGCTGCATGTTCGCTGACCACGATTATCAGGCGTGTGGAAGATAGAGGAGATCCCATGTTTGGCTATTTCTATCCTGAGAACAATCGGCGTTTTTTGGAATCACTCGAATTTGAGACGGCGGCAGATGCAATTGCCTGGTTCCGCGACAAGCGAACCATGTGGCAACAGTTTGAGCCGCAAAATGCTGGCGATGCGGCGGCGTTTTTGAACCCACTCAACGGCGATATTGTTGTGGTGCGTAAGGTAGAATAGTTTGACTGAAGGTCAAGCCGCCTCATCTGGGCGTTGACATAGCAGTACCAACCAAATCCACCCGGCGCAATGTCAGGGCAGTCGTCCAGCAATCGTGACCGTGTTCAATCAACCGTCAATCGTGCGTTATCGAGTGATGTTGGTAACAGTACAATCTAGGGTAGGGAGACGCCACGGCTCAAGCCCGTCAAAGCAAAGCCCCGGCATCTCCAAATAGATTCATGGCGATGCCATGAACTTGCAAGTCCCGGCTGGTGAAACTCACTGGCCGGGCATTTTTTGCCAGCAAAGATACGTCAAAAGGATGATGACAAAATGCGCTATATAGCGTAGAATATAGATAGTTCAGCAGGCAAGCACAAACGGAGAAAATTCTGATGACCACTCATATAACCGACCGCAAAGGCAACAAGTTCCAGCTTAATGGTGACACTCTGACCGGCGACACTTTCGCTATCAAGGACTACATCAAGACGTACATGGACGGCAAATGGATTGCTGACCGCAAGGCGTGGCGCGTGAATGTTGAGAAGGTCAATCGCCTGCTTTCGACCGCTGGCGCTCAGATTCGCATTGATGACCAGCCGGCACAGGACAGCAAGCCAGTAAGCGCCACTTTGCCCAAGAACGTATCGTACAGCCAGTTTCGCCAGTTGATGGACGATCCAAACAGCGATTTATAAGGGGATGACATGAGCGACAAACGAGTTTTCAAGCGGACAGAGGTAGACCCAGAGCGCCGCCCCGGTTGGGTGGCAGACCTTAGCGGGACCGGCCCAATCAATCCTGACTGCTACTGGTATTTCAGGACTCGTAAAGCGGCTGTTGAGTTCCTTGCCCTGGTTGATGGCGGGATACGCGCCGAGGAGGCGGCTTATCAGGCGACCGAATCTTACGCATCGGGCACTAGGCCAGACACTAGCCTGTTTTTGGGACAAGAGCGCAAACGTTGGCTCTCTCAGCGTGGCGGGATTCAGCCCGCCATTCTTCAGCTTGTGGATAACGAGATGGAGAGAACGCTATAATTATAAACGAGCCGGGTCAGCAATGGCCCGGTTTTTTGTTGCCAGCCACCGGAGCGCAGATTGCCAGTTGACAGCAAGGGAAGGTGGGTGTAGAATATTGTCAGACAAATTAAGACTAGGGGTAAATATGCGATTATCATTCAGGCTGGATGAAGAAAGCGCCCGGATTTGGGAGAAACTACGAGAGAAACACACCGGGCGCACGGACGCCTATATTCTTCAGGAGATGTTACGGCAGGAAGATTTCAGGATGCAGGGCAACACGAAAGATGATCGCTTGACACGCATCGAGACAAAAATTGATGAAGTACTAGACGTTTTGCGCTGCGTATAACTAGACGCCCGCCAGCCGTGGAGATAACACAACTGGCGAGCTAACCACACACTGACGCACGAGGTCACTGTGGGCTACTCCGTAGTATGCCCCGTTGATCTCACCTATCAAAATGAGGCGAGGCTATGTTTATTGTTGTCGCTGCTATTGTCATCGGCTGGGCCGCCTACCAGAAGCGTGATGAACTTAATTCTAGCTGCCTGGTGTGGGCGCTTGTCGTCGGCATGTTGTTGCTCGTGATGGTTTCGGGTGGCGCTGCTCTTGACCGTGACGGCTATCATTCGACGCTCAATCGTATCAACACACAGCTTGACCACAACCGAGCGGGATTTTGTCGGACACATCCGACAGCATGTTGAGGGGGTGACAATGAATTACATCTTGGACAATCTACCCGCATTGATTATCGTCGCTCTGGTTGCGGTCGTAGTGATCCTCCTCCTCCGCTTGGCCTGTGGCTCTGTCTGGCGCGGCGTCGTGGCGGTCTGCGAACAGGTTGTTCGTTTGCGCCAACAGTGGATTGACCTCGACCGACAGCAAGCTGATGTTGCGTTTGTGATCGTGCGCCCCGGCGAAATTCGCATCGCGCGGGCGGAACTTACCGACGCGAGACAAGCACAATTTCATCTAGCGTTGGCGCATGTGGCGACTATGCAAGCGCCCGCCAATGTGCCTCATACCTTGCACTGGCATGTTGAAAACAATGGCGGAGCCGGAGCGGAACCGGCCATGCTTGCCGGGCCAGCAGCCCAGATTGTGCCCTCGTTTAGCCAGTTGCATCAGCAGGGCATCATCAGCCCAGATCGCCTATTGTGCGGCTACCACGACAACCAGCCCTACTTTGGCACATTGAAAGATGTGTTCAGCACGCTAATCATTGCCAAGTCGGGCGGTGGCAAAACCACACTGGAGCGCTATCTAGTAGCGCAAGCGTGCATGATGGGCGCACAGGTGGGCATCATCGACCCACACGGCCACACCAACGAAGGATTAGCGACGGCGCTTCAGCCACTATCCGCCTACCAGCTATTCGAGCCAGCCATAGACGACAAGCCGATAGAGCAGGCGATGCACTATTTTCTACACCTGATGGCCGAGCGAATCAACACACCGAACCCGCCCCAGGAATGGCCGATCCGCATTCTGGCGGTAGATGAGGTCAACATGCTGATTGACGACTATGGCAAAGACTTCGCCGCTGACCTCGCACGCATAGCCGAGCGCGGGCGCAAGGTGGGCATGTTCGTCTTTGCCGCCGGCCAGTCTGCCGAGATGGGGCGCACGGGTGGCGATGCCAGCCTGCGCAAAGCCTTCGTCGGGCGCTATGTGTTGCGGGCAGACAAAGACGCCGTGCAGCGTTTGATTCCAGATCGCAAGCTGCTCGACACGGTTCCGTTTTTGCAGCCGGGCCAGTCTATTTTTGTGCCGACACGCGCCGAGCCGGTTACACTCGCCATCCCGAACACGACGGAGGCGGATCTGCGTATTTGTTTTCCGTCTCAGGTGGTAGAGCCGGTTCCGAACCCGGGTCCGGTGTCGGTTATCGAGCCGATTCCCGCAATGACATGGCAGGTTGCGCCGGAACCGGCCACGCCAGAGGCCGCGCACGTCAAACAGTTATTCAAAGCCGGCAAGACACAGACGGATATTATCTCGGAAGTGTGGGGAATTACGCAGAAGGGCAGGGCATGGCAGGCAGCATCAGTCGAGTTGAACCAGATTTTACGTTCGCTGATTCCAGATTAGGAGAATAATCATATGGGTTACCTTTATGTTGTCAAGGCTTGCGACATGGATTTGTACAAGGTTGGCATTGCAACCTCAGCAGATGCCCGACTGGAAAATTTACGGATCGGCTCGCCGGTCCCGCTTGAGTTGGTTCGCTCTGTTCACTGCGATGATCCAAGATGGGCGGAACGTTTCTTGCATGGTCAATTGAATCAATACCGCTCACACGGAGAATGGTTCAGCTTAGATGATAAGCAGCTGGATGCTGTTCATCATCTGTTGGACATTATCGCGGACTGGAAGCCCAAGCCCAATCTTGTCTCTCTTATGGTGCGCTATGGCTACCCGCTTGACCAGGCCATGCGGCAGGTCTATGAGCCAGAAGATAACGAGCAAGAGCGAGCGGCCATTGATGAGATTGATGAAATAGCACCCGACGCCCGCGCCGCACGGGTTAAACAGATGTTGGGCAGCGGCGCGACGTTCACTGATATTGTGGGCGAACTATGGAGCGTTGATCTCAAAAGTAAAGGGCCGCCATATCAAAAAGCAATGGCGGAACTTCGTCAACTGATTGTCGATTCAATGGGAGTATGATTCGTAAGGACGGAAGGAAGGTAGAAGCCCCAGGCGAGTGACCTGGGGCTTTTCCGTGTGGATGGTTATGTCTGCGCTCCCTACATGAACAGCCCCGAGATCGCAACATCAAACGATCCCGAACCTGCCGAACGGGTGACAATCAACGAAAAACTAGACACGCTGAATGTAACGCTATTGCCCGTATCTGTGGTCACAACCTGCGGGCTGCCATCGGCAACGTTCAAGGTCACGGCGATAACTCCCCCGCCTGATAGCCGTCTGACAACAGCGTGGCCAATGAATGCGTATTGAACTGATGAGGAGTCAGCGCCCCCCGTCAACAGCGCATAGCCGCCTGAGCCAGACATGGTGATAGCTTTTGTTACCCAGCCGCCGGCTTGTGGACCAGAACCCGGCAACCAGTTAGAAACATGTAGCGTGCCCTCTGGTGTTTCCCCGCCCAAGAACACGCTCATGAATTTTTCGTCATCCTTGAGCTTGAGCATGTCCACAATGCCAGAGGTGATGTGATAGTCCCCGCCTTCAAGTATATCTACCCCATCCCAGCCGATGATCGTTTTGCTCTCCCCTGTAAACTCGCTTCGCCAAGCGATATGCTGATCCTCTTTGGCGAAGTTAAGCGAGCGCGCATCCTCGAAATCAGCGGGCGTAATGTCATCGTGCCCCGCATAGATGTAGACTTGGTTATTGACGTGCAAATCCTCGTGGACAATCAATTTTTCCGTCTCTGGATCGCCGCTGTATTCAAAGCGGGCGATTTCGTGATCGTTCGCTATCACGATCAACGGGTGAGGGTAAAGCGTGCCGATTGTAGTTGTCCCGGCCGCGCCGTCTGCGTACATTTCCAGCATTGCATAATCCCCAAGCTCGCCGCTGGTGATCTGGATTTTCGCAACGCCTTCGTCTGCCAAGTAGAGGAGCGGGTAACTGCCCAGATAGACAGGGCTATTGGCGCCGGCCCCGATGTGCATGAGCGCATCATCTGTGTGCTGAGTAGCGCCAATCCTAACCTTACCTGTGCTCTTGACCACCATGCGATCAACAACCGTTTCGCTTCCATCCGCCGCCGTCGCAAAATACAAATCGGTCGGCGCGTCGCTGGTATCTCCGCTGCTCCCCCATGCCGCCGCCGCCTGCGCATAGATGGCCCCGCCGATTGTCCTGCCGTTGCCGTCCCACCCCATGAAATCGATCTCGCCAAATCTGTCGCCTGCCTGGTTCGCTGCTGGGGAGCTGAGATATGAGCCCCGCGCCCCGAACAGGCGCACGGTCCCGCAGCCGCCAAGCCCTGTGGACGAAAACCCACCCAAAAACAGCGTTGCGTTGGGCGCATCTTTAATGACCTCAAGATCATAAATCGCCGTCGCCACACCGACTTGCAGCCCAATGGCGACCATGCCATCGGAATCAATCACCATGCGATCCGACAATAGCCCGGCGCCATCGGGTGTAGTGGCGAATCGAATATCGGTCGGGTTGTCGGTGGTGTCGCCGGCGGTGCCCCAGTTGGCAGGTGCGATGCCATAGATGCGAGCGCCGGTTGAACGGGCGGTATCGTAGCCCTGGAAATAGACCGATCCGATCACATCGCCCATCTGGGTCGCCGTGGGCGCCGCCTGAGTGCCGTTGGCTGTGTAGAGGAGTAGCTTTGAATCAAACCCGGAACCATACGCGCCAAGCAAAATGTAATTGTTGACGCCATCCTGTTCGATGTGCAGCGGGGTGATAGGCGCCGTGGTGCCAATGCCGACAAAACCGCCCGTCGTGATCCTCATGCGCTCGGTATTGTTGATGAGGATTTGCAGGCTATGATTGGTAACTGTGCCCAAGCTGGCCAAAGTAGTGCCGGCAATCATCCCAAGCTCGATATTGTTGCTGCTGTCCCTGACCGCAAGCCCTGTCTGTCCGCTCTTGCTGGCGTATATGACCGTGTTTGGCGTCGAGGGTGCATCCGCCCCCGCGCCCGCGTGTAATGCCGCCTGCGGGCTGCTGTTGAGTATGCCGATATTGCCGGCAAAGACAGCGCCAAAATCGGGCGGAACTACGGTCACGACAAAGCCCGAATTGATGCCCGGTCGGTTAAGGTCTGGGCTGATCCAGATGGTTGATTTGTAATTGTTGAGCGCCCCGCCGTGGAATGCCAACGGAATAAACGAACTCATACCAGAGCCGCCAGAAACGCCAGCGTTGTTGATTCTGGCGCCGTATTGCTCCCCGGCGGCGTTGCCCTGTGTGGGGCTCACCAGTAAACCGCTGAACTCATCGCCGCCCGTGATTTGACCGCTGACTGTCGAAATGTCGCCCATAGATGCCCCCTATTGGAGTTTCGATACGCCCCACTGCGCGGTCAGCATCCAACCTGCTTCCACTCTCGTCATCGCCGGGATTGCGCCAATAGCGAATCCCATTTGGTTGGCGAGATGGATTAGCGCCCTCATACAATCCTCAGTCTCTAGCCGCTCCAACTCTGCGGCCCGCATGCGCAATTCTGCCGCTGTCGGCTGGTTGTTTGTTTCCTGTGTCACGGTATCGTGCCTCCTGTTGGTATGGTTCCGTTCCCGCTACTCGTTATCCATGGCAGCCATGTTACAGGCTGCAGCCCACGCACGATCCGCCCTGCAATGAAATTCATCCCTTGATCGTTCGGATGCCACGCAACCGCCGCATTGGTGTATTGTGTCGCTGTATTCTCCTCAATATGCAGATCACGGATGGCGATATACTGCATTCCTGTTTCCCCTGCGGCTCGCTCTATGTTGATCCCCCGAACATCCCCCGACGGGCCGCCCCATAGCCCGAGCGCAATATGGCGGGCGCCGGGTGTCCATTCTGCAATCTGGCTGTAGGCTGCCAGAAAATCAGCGTAGGGTGTA